TAAATCTAGCATTTTTCTCTGTACCAATTCTATCATAAAGACCAATATCTTTGTAATGTTGAATAGCTTCATTAAATCTGTTATCCATTATAGATTTAACAGCACTTTTAATTAAGTTATCAACTGCATCCATAGATACTTGCTTAGCCTCATCTATCTGTTGAAGAAAAGTTTTACCATTTTCATCTTTTTGGTTTAATTCAGGGAAGAACTTAAATTCTGCACCTCCCATCTTTTTACCATTCATATCAAAGTTAGCAATAGGGTCTATATGATTATCTGTAGTAGCTCTTTCTTTAACAAGATTGATTCTATCAATTTCCTGATATACTAAGTCTTTAAATTTATCAAGTAACTTCTCTTCATAACCCTTCTTATATCTCTTGAATTTAATAAACTCAGCAGATTGTGCATCAGATAACATAGGTATTTGATAATAACCATAAGTTTCACTTCCACTTCTATCTGCTGCACCAGTCATATACATATTATATAAGGCTAATGTAGCATCTAAATCTGTCCAAGCATTATATTCTTTTCTATTATATTGAAGGAGTACTACATGCTTTAAGTTACTTCTTACTTCTGCATTATTTTCAATCTCTTCTAAGATACTATTTCTCCATTTACCATTCTTATTAAACCAATTACATACTCTATAATCATCAAGTACCTGTTTATAAGTATCTTCTCTCTGTAACTTTTTAATAAGAGTTGTTACATAAGAAGGATTAATATGAGCATACATAGTTTTATCACCTTGTCTTACACTAGATTCAATAGTATCTTCATCTACTTTATTAATTATCTCTGCAATATTATTAAAGGCAGTACCATGAATATTAAGTAAGTCTACATATTCACCATCTTTAACTTTCTCATTACCTTTATTTAAGTCATAATAAATAGTTCTTAAATTACTTAATAAGACATTAACTGCTGGTTTAAAAGCTTTGTTATCTAAGTTAAACTTTAATGCATTTTCAAGTGTTTCTGAATCTACACTAACACCTAACATATTCATAGCTTTCTTGATTCTTGCTATATTTTCATCAGTAAGATTCTCAGCAATAGTTTCTCTTTCTTCAAATACATCAAGTAATGAATCAACTAAATCAAGACCAACTTTAGCATTCTTTAATTGAATGTCTCCATTCTTATCATAGATACTATCAGTAGTAAGGACATTACCATATTCATAGTTATCTCTCCATTCATCAAAATAATGCGAAGTACCTTCTGCACCATTAATAGACATTACTTTAGTACTTGTAGAAGTATCACCATTAGTACTTACTTTTTGAATAAAGTAGTTAACATAATCCTTTCTATATGCTCTATAGAACTCAGTAAACAGTTGATTATCATTGTTTAATTCATTAATAATCTGTTTTACCCAAACTTTCTTTTTACTAAGTTGTTCAAGCATAGGAATCATATCCTCAGCACTAACCATATTTCTAAGAGCCTGTATTAATTCTGAATGGACATAACCTGCATTAAGATAGATATTATCTCCTAAATCATCTCTATCAACTCTACCTCTAGAATTATATCTTACCATATTATTTATGGCTTGTCTAACTCTAGCAGTAAGGCTATCAAAAGTAGCTACCTGTCTAACATCTGTCATCCATCCATCTTTCAAAGATTCTTCTTTTTCAAATACATCTCCTTGATTAGTCTGTTTACCATCTTCATTAAAAGTATCACTATTCTCTTGTGTATTGAGTACAAAGTTACTGTTTAAGTTAACAGAAATACCCTCAGTTAATGCTAAATTTCCTAATGATTCTTCTGCTAATACTTGAAAGTTATTAAGTACATTCTGAAACGCTTTAGTCTTTCTTTCTACTACAGATTTAGCTCCAAATTCAGCGGCTTTTTCAGTAAAGTTAGGATTGTTTTTATTAGCATTCATAATAGCTTGTTTCTCAAAAGCAATCTTAGCTTCTAAAGGAGCATCAACATATACTTGGAAGGCTTTTCTTACTTCCATCATAATACTCTGTACACCTTCAGACTTAATAACACTGAATCTAGTAATCTTCTTTCTACCAAATAATAAATCATTTTTAACTTTAGGATTAGTTTCTGCATTAATTTTGTCATTATAAGCAGCTAACTTTTCCTTTAATTTATCATTTACTATAGATGAAAACATTCTAGTAATTCTTTCTACTCTATGTTTTCTTTCTATAGGAGACATTTGTCTAGCACATCTAGCTAAATCATCAGCATATGATTTATCATCTTCCTGTATAGGAGCCCCTTCTTGTGTAGAAGTTGTATCTTGTTTCTGATATATAGGAATATTAACTTTAGAACCATCAGTTTTCTTTGTAATAGTCCTTTCTCCTACTTTAATCATATCTCTACCTACATTATCAAGAGCTTTAATACCTTCGTCTGATATAGAACCCCAAGTAGAAACTTTAGCTCCTTCTGGTATTAATTTAATCAACTCTTTAAACAGAATCTTTCTTTCTTCTTTAGTAGTAGGAGTAGTATTTTCTGCATTATATTTAGCTCCTTCTTTAGCAGTTTTAAAATGTACAGAATAAAAATTATCCTCTTCATCTTTAACTAATTCAAAGTAACCTTTTGAATGGTCTTTGAGATAAACTCTTAAAGTTTTATTTGATTTTGTAGAGTCACTTTTCCAAGGTTTATTATGTTGTTCTACATCTACTAATGACTTATCTACATTATTAATATTCTTTAATAGAGTATTACTCTCCTGTACAGGAGCCATAGAACTCTGTTTACTTTCAATTTGTGATTGTATGAATTTCTCCATTTCATCTTTTGTAGGCATTGTAGGCTCTTCACCATCTTTAAAATTAGCACTTTGCCAAGCACTAATCATAGACCTTACCATATCAAAAGTTTGCATACAATCATATTTGTCTTTAAACTCACTTAAGAAATTCTGTACTATTTTAATATTATCTCCAGTGAGTAACATACAATGTATTGCCATATTCTTTATATTTAATTAAATTATTTGTTTGCAAAGATACAACTTTTATAGTTAGTTGCAAAACTTTTTAGTAAAAATTAAAGGTACTATAAACAAATCGCTTATAGTACCTTCTCAACATTATTAACAATTAAAACTATTGAACAATGTATTTAGTATTATCAATAATAAGCCATTTAATGGTATTAATATTGACTAATCTTACATTGTTTTCTGAATCTTCAATATCCATATCAATACACTGATACTTACCATCTCTAGATTCAAATTGAATTTTATATCCTCTAAGAACTCTATCTTCTCCTTCAACAATCTTAGGAATAGGATTATTCATAAGAGTATAAAGAGTTTTCTTAGCCCAATCTGCTACACCTTTCTTTGAATTTTTAACCTTATCAATTTCTTGGCATATTTGTTCAGCCAAAGTATCTACTTCTGTTTTAAATTGTTTAGCACTTTTAGCTTTATCTTGCTTCTTAAAACATACAGTAAATACCTTACTACTATGAATATTCTCCCATATACTTCTAATTCCAGGAGTACCATCTTTCTTGTCTTCTTTAGTAACTTTTACTTCTGTAGTATACCCATCAGCAGTATTACAGAAATTATGAAGATAATCCTTATCAATAGCTACTTCATTCTTACTTTCAAAGTGTTCAAGAATAACACTACTACCAAGAATATTCTTTACTCTATAATGAGAACTTTCACTAAGAATATCACCTTTTTTAATTTCTTTTTCAATCATAATTATAAATATTTATTATTAATAAAATCTTGATGCATTGGATGTGCTAAATCATACATTTGTGGGTCTACTATTTTATTATCTCTAAGTTCAAAGAAATGTTCCCAAGCATCTTTAAACCCACACATATATAATTCTGTTTTAGTACTATTTGGCAGTACTACTCTAGCTTGTTGTGGTTTCCAATCCTTCTTAAGAAGCTTAAGATAAGTAGCTTCCGCTGTAAGAAGGTGTATCATGAAATCATGTTCAACATTTTTATTAGTATAGAAATCATCATGATAATTCTTTTCAGTATAAGTACCTTCCTTTATAGCTAACCAACAAGGTTTAATAAATGTAATTTCATTATTAAACTTATCTTTACTATAATTACAATATCTCTGTGATTCTTGAATAAAAGACATTGTTCTATGTCTTACTACTTCATGACTTACAGCTCTATTAGTAATAAGCTTTACTGTATATCTCTTAGGATAATATTCATTATCTTTTGAATCAAAATATTCCCTAACATAAGATACTTTCTTTTCTAACTCAAGCCAGTGTCTATAATTAGTAGTACAATATACAAAATCTAAATCCTTACTTCTTGTATATTGAAGCCAATTTTCATTCCATAATATATGAAATAGAACATCTTCCATAAATGTTCTAAATAAATTAATAGGAATTTTAAAATGAATTGTACCAAATTCCATAGGAGCTAAATGATTCTTACTTAATAGCATAGCCATAAATCTAACTGCACTATTTTCTGTAATCTTATCTTCACTCTTATAGGCTACTCTAGTACATTTTTCTATATGTTTATAGATACCACACATACTAAAATCTGTCTGATTACAGATTTCATAACTTTGATTAATTAATTTCATATTAGTCTAAATTAATACATTTATCATCAACAACCCAATCACTTAAATCATTAAGTTTAGTTTGGAAATTATTAATACTCTTTCTATGCTTATATTCTTCAAGAATAGCTCTAATCTGTTCAGGAGAATACTTCTGAGAATCAAATGCTGTAAGCAATTTATTATCATCATTTTCATCTCCTTCACTGATTTCAATAGTAGTAGTCTTACTCATAGTAATACTTACAGTAACATCTACTTTAATTTTCTTTGGTTCAGAGTTCAACTCATTAAGACTTCTTTCCTCACTCTGCATTAATGTTGGTGTATTACTCATCTTTAGTTTCTTTTAAATTATATAATTCTCGATACTTATTAAAGATACCTTTAATTATATCTTCTCCTATAGGATTCTCTCTTTTACTATCTCTTTCAAGACATACATCTAAAGGTACATTTGTAAAATCTTTAATTTCGACTACATATTTATCTTGACCCCCTTTAAAAGCAGCATTCACCATTGCAATTTCACCTTTTAGTTTCCCACTTTCTTTAGGATTAAGATTCATTTCATCAATGATAATAGTATCAAATTGAAAATTCATAGCAGATATCAATATAATACCTTTACAAGTTTCAATATAATGCTCTCTTGTAGGAACCCAATATTTACCACTCATATTTCTTAAATCATCTCTATTAATTCTAATAGAATGTTCTGGGTCTTTAAGAACTTCTTGTTTAGCCCAAGTACTCTTACCACTGGCAGGAATACCTCTTGTAAGAATTATCTTTTTCATTTTATACTATTTGATTGTTCTACAATAGCATCTTTAAGTTCTTTAAACTTCTGAGATACTTTTTTATCTACTAAATTATTTTCAATAAATGCACAGCTACAAGTATATGTCATATAAGCATCACTTATCTTCTTAGCCATATTATAAATAAGTCTTTTCCTATTATTCCCCATAATCAGTATGAAATATATTAATATAATTAGTAGTAGTAAAAGAAGCTAAAACTATTACTTTATTATCTTTAATTTCAATATTTTCTTTTTTAATTTTAGTCTTTATTACTAATCTAGACATAATATAATCTAAAGTATTCATTATTTTAATAGTTTAAGTACTTCTTCACATTTATGTTTAATTTCTTGAGCATAATTAGCAGCTTCACTACTATATTCACTACAATAATCTATAATATGATTAGCAGTACTTTTAATAGATACTAAAGCTAAAAAAGACTCTTTTAATTTATCTTTCTGTGTCATATTAAGTTATATTACATAATACCTTATTAAAATCTGAATGTCCTTCAGTAATAGAATCAGTAAACCATCTCATAAAAGTTAAATAACTACTATTATCTTCCATTTCATTAAACATTTCCTTATATTCAACTAATTGTTCAATAATATCCTTTTTAGGATTCTTTAGAATAGCTTTCTCATATTCATTAATTTTACTTATAATATGTTCAATATCCCCATCTAAAGTATTAATACATTCAGTTAAAAGTTTAGGAGTTAATTCTGTATAGACATTTTCTCCCAATGCATATACAGGGTCAACAGTTTCTTCTATAGCATGATAAATAGGATGATTTCTACTAAAAGACATAAATAATAAAGGAGAACTGTCTGGGTTCTCCTTTCTCTTTAAATAGATATTTAAACTACTACTCATTTTTTTATTTTTTCTTTTAATTCAATGTATTTATTAAGATACCATTCAGCTTTTTTCTTATCTTGAATATCTGTACCCTTAAAATTTGCTCTCCATTGATATTTAAAAGCATTTAACTCACAAAAAGCAAGTACTTTTTCTTTACCGAAAATATCAAGCATCACATCAATACATTCATACTTATTATTTTTATAATGAGAAGGATGATTAACCATTTCTTTTTGTTTATTTGGTAATGTATTCACCTTTTTAAAGTATATTGTTAATTCTTTTGTATCACTCCAATAATGACTTTTATTACCTTGATTATCAGTAATACAATTATCATAGTCACTAACATATAATTCTCCTTCAGTATAAGCAACATCTTTTGGATTACCATTCATTATAACTGGTTTAATACATTCAAATTTATCTCCTTTTTTAATCATATTAATATTTATTTAATTATTAAAGTATTCTTTGGTCCTATAAGAGAGAAGAATTAGTGAACCCAATGGTCTGATATTTCAGCATCAGAATCTAATTCTAAAGTTTTTAAGAAAGGTTTAGCTGCATCTTTCATAACTTCTGAAAGTTTTTTATCTGCTATTTCTACTAATTCATTTGGTACTTCTATATTAATTTCATCATGTACTGGAATACAGAATTTAATTTTATTAAAATATCCATTATCTACTACCCAATCAAAATACAGTTTATTAAATATTTTAAATATGCAAGCACCTGAACCTTGAAGAGGACTATTACAAGCATTCTTTTCATATTTAGTCTTAGCTTTAAAATGGGTAGAAACCTTCTTTGCAATTAAATCTCCTGTACCTTTATGATAATTTCTATACTCTTCCCAAAATTCTTGAGTAAAAGATTGCTGTACTTTCTTCCAATATTCCCAATCCCACCAATAAGATTTATGTCCTGTTACAGGAGATATAAGAATATAACCATTATTTACAACAAACTTTTTCTCTTTATTCTGAAATCTTGATATACCACTAAAACCTTTCATATAACTATCATATACACTTTTAGCAAAGGCAGGTTCCATTCCATATTGTGAAACTAATGTTGTATCATTTCCACCATAAGCAAAACAAAACTCTGGATTTTTTGCTAATTGTCTAAGATGCTTATATTTAGCTTTTATATCCTTAATAGGAGTATCTCTAGGTATATCATTAGGAAATACCATATATGCAACTGTACTATGCATATCTTCTCCTTTTAGAAATACATCTAGCATAGCTTTATCTTGAGAGAAATCTGCCATAAGAACAGATTCTTGTCCCTTATAATCTCTAGAAATCCAAGTATTACCTTTTTCTGCACAGAAACAAGCTCTTGTTATCTCATCAGCAGGTAAATTTTGTAACTGTGGATAAGCACATTTTAATTTAGGGTCTTTAGGAGTTTTTAAAGGTAATCCTTTTAACTTAGCTAAAGAGGCATTCTGTTGCTGTGAACCACATGCAAGTCTACCTGTATCTGTTCCTAATGACCTAAATTGAGTATGTACTCTATTAGTTTTAGGATTAATAGCATTAAGATAATTCTGACCATAAGTAGTACATACTTTATGGGCTTCAGAATAGGCTAAATAAGTATTATAAAACTCTGGATTTACATCTTTTTGAGGTTTTAATACTGAGGCATCAATACTATCCTTTTCTTCTTTAGTTTTTTTATCAATGCCTTTGCAATTAAATCCTAAAGCAGTTAAAAAAGGAATAACTTGAGGAGTACTATTCCAGTTAATAGTACATTTAGGAGTAGTATCAAATCCTTCCCATAAATCTCCTTGTCTATTAATTTTAAAGAATCTTTTATCTCCAAATTTAACAACAAATTCATTAAGTTTAGCTAATGCAGTATTCATTTTTTCTTCATCTTTTTTCATTTTTTCTTTCCAAAGTGAAGAATTCATATGTACACCACACCATTCATAATATGCCTTTACAGGAACAAATTCACATTCTATTTTAGCAGCTTTCATTAAACCTCTTTGTTGTAGAATTTTTAATTGTTCTACCATAATTCTATATAAGGGTTTAACATCTCCTGCTCCATATAATACAGTCCTATCATCAATACCTCTCCATATAATTTCTCCTCTCACTGTTTTATCCATATCTTCTCCTAGATATCTATAGCACATTGCTTTTAAACTAGCACCACTATGATTAGCAATAAAATCTGCTACTGTAGGAGAAGTATTTTGAATATAAGCAGTTTTTTGCTTTGAATTTAAAGAGTCCCAATTAGGACATTCATCTATAACTTGACAATAAGAATCAATAATATCTTGAGATGCACCAATCATAAAATTAGGAAAACCTAAATATAGTAGTTGTTCTACTATCATAAGGTCATATACATTTCTTAATATAATATTTTCCTTAAAAGCAAATTTACAGTCAAATCCTAAATTAGTACCAATAATAAAAGCTTTCTCTAAAGTCTCTTTATAAGCAATAATGTTTATAGTAGATGTATCTACAACTATCTGAATAGTTTCTTCTATATTACCAAATTGCCACATTAAACTGGTATCTATATGTGCATCTAATCCTGTAGTCTCAGTATCAAATTGAATCATTTTCCAATCTTTCATTATTGTAAGAGATTCTTCTACTGAAATTATCTTATAGACATTACTTTCAAATAATTGCTGATTAGCTGTTATTAAATATATCATCTTTTAAACTCTAATTTATTAAAATCTAATATATATTTATATGTATTAAAGAAATTAGACCCTAATAAACCATGTACTGTTACACCTTTATTCTGCTTAAGCCAACTAAATGTATGTTTAATTGTACTACTACAAACAAATGTTTCTTCAAATTTCTTATTATTATAATAAAGACCTAAAACACCCATTTTATCTGTAGAACATTTACCATTAGCTCCCCATACTTCAAAGTTTTTTCCAATATAGGAAACATTTAATTTATATTTATCTATAATATCAGCATCAAGCATAGATTGTATACAGCCTGTATCTAATACAAAGTTTAATTTCCTATCTCCAATATAAAAGGTTACTATTGGCATATCACATAATTCCATTGATTGTTTAAAAGACATTACATCTTTACTTTTAGTATAGAGAGTGTATATATAATACACTCCCATAACTACTAAAAGAACAATAATCCCAATACCAATATAAATCATTTAATTAGTACTACCAATACCCCCTCTATTATCATTATTAAGATTATCTACCTTAATAAGCTCTACACCATTACTAAATAACCATTTAAGCTTAGTTAAAATACTTGCATTCATCTTAGGCATAATCCTAAATTGACAAATTCTAGTACCTTTTGGAATCTCTGTAGCTTTAAATGCTTTAGCAATATAGTTCCATTCATCTTCATTTCCCTTATAGGACTCATCAATAACTCCCTGAGAATTAGCAAGTTCAATATTCCACTTATTAGGTGTAGAACTTCTAGGAAGTACATAAGCTTCAAATCCTTTAGGAAGTTCCATGGCAATACCTAGAGGAAGATATTTAATCTTTCTAGATTGTACTTCTGGACCTGTAAATCTTACATTTTCTGCAAGCTTTAAATCAATCCAATCACCCTGTTCAATAATTTCTGGCATACAGCCTTCAGTAATTTCCTTAATTTTAATCTTTAATTTCATTCTTTTTTAATTTAAAATATTAAACTATTATACATAGCTCTTTCATATTGAGCTTTAAATCCTTCTTTTTGTTCAAGAGTTAAATTCCTAAACCATAAAGCCACATAATCTTTATACTTAGGATGATTATCCTTAATAAAAGACTGTATTAGCCAATCTTCAAAATCTATATCATAATAAATATTAGGACTCATTTCTGTAATTTATAAGTTATATCAGTAAAGACAGTTTCATAATCTGTAAACTTTCCTTCTGTTCTTACTTCTTTAAGACTATATAATCTTTGATTAGTAGTCTTTGAATCTAAACCTCCTAAATTAGATATGTAGGAACCTACTTTAAGATAATCTAAAAAATTTAAAAAATATCCATAATCTTTTATTATATTAATAATATCTGTACCTACATACATAGCTGTTTTAAGATTATTCTTAGACATCTTAATATAAGACCATAACATAGGTATATTTTCAGCATTACCCATAAAACATATACAAGTAATACCTTTATTACTATTAATAAGTCTATTTAATTCTTCTATATCTAATTCTTTACCTTCATCTTTCCAAAGATTTTTCTGATTACAATCTTTACAATGAACTTTACATCCAGATATAGCAATACATAAAGTGATTTCATCAGGAATTTCTTGAAATGTTACTTTTGCATATTGATACTTCATTATTCATACCATTTAGGATTTAATTGCTCAAATCCATATTTAACTAACTCTTTAAAATTATCCCAAGTATCTAATTGTAGAGGTCTGTCTCCTATAAATTCAAAATTGTAGCATTCTTCTTGATAATCATATCTAAAAGTAGCTAATACTATACATAATTCTTTACTTTTAAATAAATCCTTATGTATTCTACAACCAGTATTCTTAGGATAACAATAAAATTCATGATTTAGTTTTATGTATTCATTTTCCTTACCATAATAAAGATTAGAATACCATTTAACTATATCATAAGATACAAAAGGAGGCTTGTTACCTACATAACTAGCCTCCCTAAATTCTAATACACCTATTCTTTTAGATTGTATCATGATTAATTATTTTATTTATAGTAGCATAAGATTGATTTCCTACAAGCCTATTATATTCTTGGTCTTCACTTAAAAAGATTAAAGTAGGAATACTTCTTATGTTATATTTTCTTATTAAATCCTGATTATTGTCTTCCTCAATATCGATACTCTTCATATCTGTTTTATATTCTTTAGTAATTCTTTCTAAAGTAGCAGATAAAGCTTTACATTGAGGACAACTATCAGATTCAAATTTTAATATCTTAATCATTATTTACACATTAATATTTTTATTATATACTCTAGTTCCTGCTTCTATTTGTCTATCTATACTAAATAGTTTAATAGGTCTTAAATACCCAATTATCCTTGTATATTGAGATATATTTTTACTATGACATTTAGGACATTCTACTATAGGATGTTTAGTAATATAACCACAATCCTCACATTTACTATTAGGTATATTAAAAGTAAAGTATGAAGTACCTTCTTTAATAGCATAATCTATCAATTTTAGATATTGTTCTTTACTTAAATGCTCTTCTAAATTAATATGACAAGCAGAACCTCCATCAGTATATTGATAAGTAGAATTTCCATGTAAATACATCTTATCTAATACACTTATATTAGTATCATTCTGTAAGAAGAAATAAGAATTATATAGATTTCTATTAGAAGGAACAAAATATCCATCTTTTTTATCCCAATTATAATTTTTACTAGCAAGAGACTCTGCTGGAACTACTTCGCTATTAAATAAGAATGGTCTTTTCTTATCATTAATTGAATGTAAAGCATTTTGCTCCTTTATAGTAGAGAGAATAAGCTGAAGGAATTTAATATACTCTTCATTATTATTTACTTTAAGACCTAAGAACTCAGCAGCCTCATTAAGACCATTAATTCCTATAGTAGAATAAAGCTTCTTAATATGAATATAACCAGCATTACAACAAGTAAACATTCCTGCATCTTCCCAATCATATAATATTGTTTTATATGCAATATGATACTTATATACTCTTTCAAGAATCTTAATTAAATAGTCTATAAGAAAAGATGTATTTTCTTTCCATCCTCCATGTTGCTTTAATCCGTAAGCCCTATCACAATCTTGAACAATTCTATTAATATTAAGAGTAATTACATTGCAAGAACCTGTCATAATACCTGTTAATCCTGATGTAGGACTAAATGTATTTTTATCTACTTGATTTCTTAACCTACAGCAAGAAGCTAAACTATCAGCACTATCACTAATATATGTAAAGAAACTATGTCCTTCAGCATACATTTCTGCACATAAATCCTTATATTTTTTATAAATAATATCTTTTCCATTATGTACCATTGCAAATGTTTCCACAGGAAAAGCTACTATTGCTTTTGTTCTAAGTTTATTAAACCATTTCACAAACAATCTTTGCAAAGTATCTACTGCTTTCCATTCTGGTTTAGTACCATCAGGATAATAGAATTCTCCAAACATTGCTTCAAAATAAGTTTTATCAAAATATGAAATATTTGTAAATGGGCTTTGGTATGACCTATTACCAGCAGGTTGATTAATACCCCATACAAATTGACTAAAGGCTTTATAGATTCTATCTCTTACTGTTCTTTGAATTTTAATATAAGGACTAGTAGCACATAAATCTAGTTTATCATACCATTTATCTCCAAATTCCATAATAGTATAATAATTTAAAGCTATAAAATAAGAACCTACTGCTACTGCACCCTTACATTGAGAGGACAATGTAAATATAAGATTAGTTAATTGACCACTAAATGATTCTAAATCATTAGGAGGAGTAGGAGTTACTCCATCAATATTACCTACACCTTCTAACATTAAAGGATAAAGACTTACTGCCATACAATAGAACTTAGGTACAGGAGTACTTGCTTCATCATTAGTATAAATAATATGATTATTTAAATCTTTTTCATACTGCTTTGCTAATTCAGGAAACAACTCATTAAGTTTATCCTTCATTCTTTGTCTTTGAATAAGCCTATTTTCATCTTTATATACTTCTGCTTCAAGAGATGCTACATTTTTAATAGCAGTATTAGCATTAGGGTCTGTATTACTAGAAGTTGCTGCATTTTCTTGGTTATTCTTATATTCTTCCATATAATGTAACCTCTTAATTCTAGTTCTAGCTTCCTTATGTTTTTCTCTATAAAGAATATAAGATTTAGCAATATTAGGATAATTACCCATAAGATAATATTCTACTGCATCTTGAATACTTTCAGTGTTAATATTATCAGTGGTAAAGTTATTAGCAAATTCTTTAAATTCATTCTCATTAAATTTGTCTTCTTCCTTACAGGACTCAAAAGCCTTCCTAATAGCATTTACTATTTTATTTGAATTCCATTTAACTTTACTACCATCTCTTTTTATTACATATGTCATATATTATTTTAATTAAACATTATTCCATTTTATCTATCCAAGTTCTCAAATCATTTGAACTTTCAATATTTATTCCCATAGGAACTGTGGCTCCTGTAGAGAGATAATACCAAAGTTCTTTACCTACTTCCCAAGGTGCTTCAAGTTTAATTTGATTATTTTTACCAAGATATAATGTACCTTCTACAAAAGTAAAATCACAACCCCATACAAGTGGAATCATATTAGATTTAGAAATTACTATATCTTTATAAGGTAAAATTGTGAAGTCTTTAAAGTATTCATCCTTTTCAATATTAAGTTTAAGAATTCTTGCATATAATCTACATTGATATGCATAATTCCACTCTATAAAGGACTTATAGAAATTATATGTAGGTTTATATGAAGTCTTTACATCTACAGGTTGAATAGTTTTATTCTTATAATCTACTCTAAGAATATCAAACATGCATCTATAAGGAACACCATCTATTTCTGCTTTAAACTTTAATTGATAAAGATTTTCACAATCATCAAAAGGATTATTCTTCTTAAAATATAATGCAGTTTGAGGACTTTCAATAAGAGCATTAGCCATCTGATGTGCTATATCATTAAGCTCTGTATTTATTAAGATTTTATCTTTAGCTAAGTATAATAAATTATAGTAATCAGATGCCTTTTCCTTAATTACTTTTGCTCTAGTTTCTGGTTTCCAATTTAACTGAAATCCATTAATATTTGTAGAATCTATAATAAGAGTATCTGGTATCTTATATAAAGAATCATAAGTACTTGAATAATTATTAAATAAAGATTTTACAATAGTTTCTATTTTATCAGTAATAGGAGGAAATTCTGCTACTAAATATCTTCTTTCATATTCTTCAGGAGGGTCAGTAGTTAAACAATCCACTAAAGAACCTAACAATAAAGAAGGACTTTCAACCTTATCAAACAATGTATCTAAATGTTCAAATCCTTCTCTCTTAAATCTAGATATAGTAGAGTAACTAAGAGCTTTATCTGCCCTGTATATTTCTTCAGTTACTAACCAAGATATATCTTTAAGACTTTTCAGCATATTCTTTAAATTTTAAATAGTATTTTCCTTTAAATATATTACCACTTTTACATCTTCTATTTATAGTTCCAATAGAGGTTTTTAAATCTAAAGCAGCTTCATTTAATGTAGGATAATCTTTAATAAAATCTTTATTTATATTCATTAATGTAACAGCTTTACCCATAGCATTTTGAACTTGATATTTATGCTTTAAAGATTTATTATATTTAGTTAAAGATTCTTGTAACCTTTTTAATGTTTTAGGGTTGTTTTGGTTTTCTAAATGAGTTACCCATCTAAGGTTACTTAAAAGATTATTGCTAGGAATTGTATCTATATGGTCAACACTAGGCTTATTTTCAGGATTATCTAAAAATGCCTCTGCTACTAATCTATGTACAGGATAACTTTTAACATAGTTTTCTTTCCAAATTCTCATTTTAGCAAATAAATATCCATTGCTATTTGAGCTTAATTTTAAAACTTTACATCCCTCAGTATCATGAAATTGCATAGATATAACTCTTCCTAAATTAGATACTGCATATAAATTATGAAATCCTTTACAATATCTAAATTCTTCTCCAGGTAAAATATTAAATTTTCTAATTAATTTATTCCATGTATAACCATATGCATAATGTCTATATCCTTGTATACACATACTTATAGTACCAGTAGATTTATCTTTAAGATTTAATTCTTGCATAGCAACACTTAAAGAACTAAAATCATAACTATCAGAACCATTTATAGATTTTACCCTAATAAACCATTCAAATAATTTATTCTTTGGAACTAATTTTTCCATATTCTTTTACTATTTCAATCATCTGTAGTAATTGTTTCTTAGAATGAACTTCAAAATACATAGATTTCTGACCTGTAGTATTATATAAGTTATCTAAGTATTTTAAAAACATTTTTTTCTTTATATAAAATACATCATTCTCTATTGATTTTGCTTCAATCCAAATATCTAAATCCCCATATTTTATATAAAAATCACAAGTATATCTTATACCTATAATTTTACTATTTTTTTGTACTAATTTTCTAGGGGTTTTATCTCCTTGTTCTCTTCTTTTTAATAGATGATTTTTTGATTCTTCATCATAATAAGGAGTTATAGGAGTAAATCCATCCCAAAGAGTTATTTGTTTTGGTTCATACTGAGGACTAAATCCCTGCTCAAGAAGAGTGTTATAACACATCTTCTCAAGCATAGATTTAAAAGTAATCTTATTACTTTTTACTACAGTAGCATTTCTAATTTTTTTATTAACATTTACCATCTAATACATTAAATATACTGTTAATAAAAGAACTAAATTCTTCAGGACTATTGATATGAATAACCTTAACTCTAGGATTTTCATCCTTTGGTGTTACAACCTTCTTATGTACCTTATGCTTCTTGATAATCTTCTTCTGTACAGGAGTTACTATTTTAACTTCAATAGAATCTCTTTTAAGTAAATCATCAATAGTAGCTTCATCTACAGAACTATTACATTCAAATTGTGTACCATTACCACAAGTAATAATCTGAGTAATCTTATCTCCTAACTTAATCTCTTGATTAGTACCTTTAAAATAATACTTTTTCATCTTTTAAATTTTATTTTATTGTTTAAATGATTATTTATTTCATCCCATAAATTATATCTAAGTTTCTTATGATTCCTAGCATAATATGAAGGATGTTTTTCTTTAATTACATAATTATATTGAGAGATATATGGTTCAAAAGTTTTAGCTTCTTCACCAAACAATACATATACACATGCAGTCATATATCTAGACATATTATATATTAATCTAGATACAAAAGGTCTCCATAGTCCTAAATGAGAACTAGGGAGACCTGCCTTACATGTTAATGCACAATTCAGCATTAATACTCCTTGCTTCTCCCAATCTTCAAAACTGGGGTCAAAGATAATACTATTTTGTGGAATTTCATAATTGATAACTGATTCTTTTATAACTTGTAAGGATGGTGATAGGTCTTTATCAAGTGTTTCTATATTATTACCAAAAGCAATTCCAGTAGCTTTACCTAATTGTGGATAAGGACTTAAACCTAATATAACTACCTTTAATTCAGATAGTTTACAAGCTTTAAAACAATTAAAGATGTCATTATAATTAGGACATAGACTAGCAGTATTGATAGTATTAATTTTATTAATTGTTTCATATAGTAATTTCTTATCTATTACTTTTAACCAATCTCCAAAATATTCTTCTAAAGACATAATTTATCTATATTATCTACAAGAAGCTGTTGTATTTCCTCATTAACATTAATATTGGTAGGAGCCTTAACATGCCTTATAAACTTATCAATATCATTATTAATGATAACTGTCATAGTAGTATAATTACTTACTATAGAAGAATATCTAGAGACAGCACTACAATATTCAATAAGATACTTTTGAATACCTTTACATACAATATTATCACTATTAAAAACCCTAGGACTTACTCTAAGTATAAGCTCTGTGGTAGCTGATGATGTTCTGGGAGGTCTAATAGTACATAATACTAAGGGTTCTAAATTACTATTAAGTATTAAACCTTTCCTTCCATAATAAAGGTTACCATCTTTATCTCTGACTCTATTTAATTCTCCTGCTTTTCTAGTTAAATTTAATTCTTTTAAAAGAGGACCAAAAGTTTTTCTTTCATTTATACTAGTGGAAGAAGAAGTAAACAGTGGAATTACTCCTCTTAAAGATAAAGAATTATAAACAGGTGTTTCTGTAATCTCTCCATTAAATATATAATTTGTCATATACATAGAGAATTGATTATTCTCTGTTCCTAATAAAGGTATATTTGTTGAACGGAGAGAAGTTGACGTAGCACTAAGAAAACTATTTATATAGTTTTTAACATTTTCACTTATCATTAATTTTCTTCTTTTAAGTACATCATATTACAATCATATTCTATAAAGAAAGGTAATTGCTTTATCATAGGAACAATCTCATTAGCACAGAAATTAACTACATTATTTACAATAAAAGAAGCTATCATACATGCCATAAAAGTAGTTTGTTTTAAACTACATACAGTTTCATCTGCCTCTTCATCAGAAAATAAGAATTCTTTTTCATATCTATTCTGATTATATGTATCTGTACCTACAATAGTGAGTATTTGTAAAGTGTCAAATGATAATCTGGCATCAATATATAGACATTTAGATTTATCTTTCTGTAATTCTACATGTTTTTTCCAGTTATTAAAGAATACCTTTCTAGCTTCCATATTATCAAAGCCACAAATCATAATATCAGAAGTAAAACTACTACTAGTATATAATTCTCGCATAGCAAATACATCAGTATATTTACTATAATAGCTAACAGTTTCTGCTATGGCATCAACTTTATATTTATCTATATCTTTAATACCAAACATTTGTCCAGCAAGATTGACTTCTTCAACTTTATCATTATCAAAGATATAAATACTCTTAGGGTGTATTCTAGCTAATTGAAATATAGCATTTGAAGAAATACCTCCTGCACCTCCTACAATAATAACCTTCTCTTTAATTTTATTGAACCATTCTGCTCCAGAAAATCTAGCAGTTTCATCATGATAATCTTCACTTATAGGAGGAATTTCCTGATGTTGATTTTCAATAACTTCATTCAAAAAAGCTTCATCTTCTTCTGATAATATAGATTCTGACTCTCTTTCTACTACTTCTTCAGGTTCTATTGATGTTGTTTCTCTTCCTGTTGTCTCTAAAGGAGCAATAACAACTTCTGGAACATTAGCTGTAGTATTTAATATTTGTTCCATATTAACCTCCAAAGGTGGAGTTATAGTTGATTCTTCATTCATAATTTTAAATAATAAAACGTTCTACTTCATCCTCTATAACTTCAATAAAGGAATTAGTTTTAAATGTATGTAATTTCTGTAATACACCATAAGCACATATAGCCATTTGTGAATCTTCAAGATAACCTTCTTCTGCTAAATTATCATCAAAAGCTTCTGTTACAAGAAATTCTACAAAATAACCAATAAAAGCTCTATAATTCGCTAAACCTTTTTGTCCTTCTCCAAATCTCTTAGAAAATACTGTAGGCATTTTTTGAACCCATTCATTGAGGTCTTTTGGAGTAAATATAGGACTACCTATAAGTAATTGTTTAACAATATTATTTAAGTCTGTTTCATTAAATTTATACTTATTGTAATCAATAGATTCATCTGTATCTACTCCTGCTTGAACAGCAGTATTAGTCTTAGAGAAAGGTATGTTTGTTTCCTTATATAAAGGTGTTGCCTTTAAAGTAGGTTCAACAATAAGATTAGCACGAGGCTCTCTACTAATATTTGCAATTTTAGTCTTATCCTTACTAATTTCTTCAATTCTATTAAATAGGTCTGTATAACCAATATTTACAGTAGGCTTTTCAATATTCAAGAAGAAATATTCTATTTCATAAGATTCTATAGCATCATATTCATCATTACCTATATTAATAGTTTCTTCACCAAAGAACTCATATTCAAGTACTTCTGTTACATGAGGAATATGTTTAACTTTTCTTGTAATTGCCGCAGTATATTGACCAGCATTATTTACAATTAAAGATAAGAAATTATTCATATCAGAACCTTCTTCTTGAAGAGTTCCAAGGTCAGTTCCACTGAAAAACGTTGACATCTGGTCATGTGAATGCATTAAACCTTGCTGACATTCTAATAAGTCATGTTCTATCATATAATTACAGATTTCTGCACTCTTATCAAACTCAGTATAAGTAGCAGAACCATAATCCATAAGACAGAAATCTTTAGCAGTTAATACTAAAGAATTATCTTCAAATCTACCAGTATAATCATAGAATAATACTCCACTATATTCATTATTAGGAAATCTAGCACACAAAAATCTAATCTTTTCTTCTAGTTCTGGAGTAATAATTAACTTATATGTATTATCTTGTTTCTTTAATATATTTTTGTCCATAATTATAATTTATAAATTCTAATATATTCCGTATTGCCACATTAATATATTTTACATTAAGAATATATACAGGTTCAATAGTAGTATCAGTATCTATAATCCTCATTTTAACAGGTATATTCTTAAATGTAAATAAGACATCAGTACTAGGACTACAAGAACTGTGTCTATTACTATCTTCTTCAGTAAAACATCCTTTATAAAAGACTGCTTTTATAAGAATTTTAGCTCTTACTAATTCATTTAAATTTGTAGAAAGTTCTTTATTATTAAATCTTTTATTATAAATTGCTATAAACTCATTGCTTATTAATCTAATTAAAGAAGCATCATTGTCAGCAAAACTATAAGTATTATTTACATATTTAAAAGTAAATACTTTTCTATTTATAAGATTACGTATGGCTTCTTTTATAATAAATGAAATTTCTGAAGAGATTCTACAACTAGTATCTGAAAAAATTATTTCTTTATTACTATTATTTCTACCAATATATTCCATTCTGTAATAAGGAACTCCTGCTATAGATTCTACTGTAACATATTTAGCTAATTCCACACAGAATAATTTCCATATATTTTCATTATTTTCATCTCTAAGAATAGTACAAGTGGTTCCAATAGGACCTTCTCCTAAACAAGGTCTCTGAAAATAAGCTTTACCATGACTTAAAGAACCTGAAGGTAAATGGGAATGTGTATAATGACTTTCATATAAAACTTTAGTGAAAGTAGTAACAATCATTTCAAATCTTTTAGCTTGTTTTCCTGCATAATCAAGTGGTACTTTAACATATAAGTCATGAATATCTACACTATTATCTTTTTCATTAGTAATAGTTACATTGGGAAAATGAACTAATATAATATATGAAAATTCACATAATGGAAGTAAAGGAGAGTTTAAAGTATCTTCCAAGTTTTCATCTTCTGCTATTAAAGTTTCTACAGCGTCTTTAAAACCTTTATCTACTTGAAAGTCTACTTTAGTTTCACCAAAGAAACTTTTAAATATTTCATATACTTTAAGAGCTTCTTCTGTAGGAGTATAATATTTATTTCTTATCTGTTCTTTTATATCCATAAGTAATAAAAAAGAAGGGAGTAAATATATTACTATACTTACTCCCTATTAGATTTTTTATAAATTACATGTCTTTAAACATACCATCAAGTTCACTTGCTGAATATGGAGAATCTGATTTCTCTTCCTTTGGAGTATTTGAAGTTATATTACCAATAATAGCAATATTATCAATATCTACATCTTCAACATAATCTACATCTGCATCCTCCATTTCTTTCAAAAGACTTTCAATAACTTTCTTAAGTTCTGCTTTAGTAACATAGTTACTAAGGTCAGTAGCCTTCATAGCAGGCTTGCTAGGAGCTTCCTTCTTTGCAGGAGCTGCTTTAGCTGTAGGAGCTGAAACATCTGCTGTTGTAGAAGCTGCTTCTTTGTTAAGAATCTTCTGCAAATCTTCTGTCTTACAGTTAGTATAATTCTTACCATAAGTCTTCTTAACTACTTCTGTAAGATTCTTAATCTTAATCTCCTCAATGATAGCCTTTCTATCAAGCTTTGCTCCACTTCTAATCTTCTTTGAAGCATTAGTAATCATAAATACCAAGTTATTAGTAGTAGTTCCCTTATAAGGAACATCATGTGGAAGAATAGCAGCATCATTCTTCAATTCAATCTTAGTAAGACCCTCAAAGAATGTACAATCAGTATAATCAATACCTGCCTTAGTAAGGTCTGCTTTGAGTTCTGCCAATGTTGTTGCTGCACTTTCAATAACTTGTGTCTTGTGAGTCTTTGTAGGAATCACGGTAATCTTTCTTTTTTCCATTTTTTCTTTAAATTTTAATATATTAAACTTTAATTATTTGTGTTATTTCAAAAAGGTAAATCATCATCCATATTTGGTGCTTTAGTCTTATTAAAAGCATTATTAAATTCTTCAATAAGTCTTTTTTTACCAAAATAATGATATATATCTGAATAATCTTTTGCCTTATCAATTAAAGGACAATGAATTATCTCAAAACCTGTTTTTAATCTAAGATTATAGGCATCTATTTCACCTGCTGAGTCTCCATCAAATGCTATATAAATATGGTTATATCTTTTTTGTAAACAATTAATTGCAGAATCACTTAACTCTGTATTTTCTGATTGAACATATATACAGGGTATATTAACATTAGACCATAGACAGATACTGTCTTTCAATGATGAACATATGAGCAATGTATCTCCTGTCTCTGGAATTTTAGACCACAAACCAATAACACTCTTGTCATTGGAAGATGTCCATTTGTAACCATTTTTATTATAAGGTTGATAGATTTTCTTGGTGATATTCCCTTCTTTTCTTTCAATATAACAATATGCTAATTTATCACAAGCAAATGTATATCTTTTGTTATCTTTATATATAATTTTATGACTAATAGGATATACTTCAACATACTTTAACAGATTTATATTACATCCATAAGATTCCCAATACTTAACATCATAATTTCTCCATTCTCTAATTTTAACCTCTAGTCTAATTTGACTACTACTTATTGTAGCTGAGTTATGTTTAATTTGAGATTTAGAGATATTAATCTGTTTAGTATTAATATTCATATCTTTACTTATCTTATCTACTAGTTCTATAAAACTAATATTGTAGATTTGCATAAGTAAATCAAATAAAGACCCTTGTTCTCCTGTTGCAAAGTCTTTATAATGTATATGTATACCATCACTTGAATATAATCCAAATGATGGTTTGGAATCATTCCTTAAAGGACTATTCATTCTAAAAGGAACTTGTGTAATACCAAAGTAGAAATTAAGTATTTGACCCTCATCTACTTTGTTTAATATATCTTTTAAAGTTATTGAAGTATATCCATTGCTAATCATATTATTAGTATATTAAGCGTTTGCCCAAGGGTTAGTTGTTGGTGCTGCAAAAGGGAGGTCCTTATTTTCAGCACTAAAGTTAGTCTCTGTTACAGAATATTCATGAAGTGGTTTATAGCTAAATTCAGTAGTAGCCAAACCACCATTATTTTTGCTATTCTGAATATCTGCCTCAAGCTTAGATGTAGAACTACTACTATTCTTCATAGTAAAGTGAGTATAAACACTAGAATATTGTTTACCATCATCAGTAGTTCTTACACCAATAGCAACCTTAACTTTATTATTAGGTTGCAAAGTAATACAATCTTTAAGTTCAGACATATTACCCTTGAAGTACTCTGCAATGTGGTCAAGTCTACACTCTGCATCCTGTGGATTATCAATCATAACCCAAGAACCATTAACATACTTCTGACAAGAAGGAATATTCAAATAGTTCTGCAAGAACATAGTAAGAGCTTCTTCTCCTCTAAAAGCTGGTCTATAATTATTACTAATACTGAAAGGTTTAGCTTCACCTGTCTCCTTATCATTATATGTAGGAATAGCTTTATTCTTAACATCATCCTGTGTAGCCCAAGCAGTTCTACCATAAGAATCAATTACTTGACACTTAGTATTTTCTCTATTAGTAAAGATATTATTCTGAATAGAGAATCTAGCCTGGAAGAACTCTTCAATACCATTATTAGTTTCTGGGTCAGACTTCAAGATAAATGTAGGATAAGCCATCTGAATCTCTTTACCCTCATTATCCTTTACAACACCATAATACTCAGGGTCTTTAGTAATCTCTCTACCATAGAGATTACTAAGTTCTTCTTTAGAAGGATTAAAGGCTACTACTTTACAGCCTGCAATACCAATATACTTCTTAAATTCAGTAGCTTCTGTAGACTCTTGAATTTTACCAAATGCCATCAAACTAATTGTTGTATTCATTTCTTTATTTTATTTAATTGTTAATACTTAATCATTATCTTCCATACCAAGATTATCTGGAAGAACACTAGGTGAATCACCAGCATCAGGGATTTCTTCTGTTGACTCCTGTACAGGAAGAACAAAAGTAAGAACTCTCTTCTTCTGCTGATACTTACCTTCTTTATCCATCTTAGGTGTACCATCCTCATTAAACTGAGGAATCTGCTCATCCTTAATAAGCTGCTTTGAAACAAAACCACCAGTAAGCATCTTAACACCTGCCTCATTAGCTTCAATAATAGCTAACTGCTCATCAAGCTCTGCCTGAAGCTTATCAAGGTGTTTTTCCAAGGTTTCAATTCTACTATAAATACTAGAATTTGCCTTATAAATGTTCTTAATCTGGGAAATCTGACGTGATGTCAACTTTGTTAAATCTTTCATTTTTACTTTTATTTTTAATATATTAATAATATGTTTTCTTTTGTGTTTCTATTAAATATAGAATTAGGGTTTTCTTGTTTAGTTAATGTATGTATTGCATACTTACACATATAATATTCAAGAGCTATCTTTACATACTTACTATACATTTCATAAGGTAATAAAGTTATAGTTTTAACAAATATATCTACATATTTTCTTTCTTTACCTTTTTCAATACAATAACTATCTAATAATAAAATAATATCTTGTAAAGGAATATATTCAGATATTAATATAGAAGTAGCAATACTAACTATTTTACTTCTATCCATATACCTCTTTAATTTTATCCATTACAATAGATAAATCATTAGGAATTTCATCAGGTAAATCATCAAGTACTCCTAAACTATCCTTAGCAGGATATTCTCCATCAAACTCTTTAATAAAATGTTTAATAGGTTTTTTATTTTCTGCATCATAACCTACTTTACCAAAGAGAATAATATCAAACTTTCCTTCTGGTGTGATGTAATCGTCCCATTTTATGAAACATAACTTATGTAGGTAATCATTCTACTATGTTTCCTTAATATTTCTATTAAGATTTGACTATATCTTCAATAGATTTTCTCTTAGTCCACCAAAGTTTAATAGATTCACTTCTTTTTCTTTTACTTTCTTCACTTTGTTTTATTCCTTTATGTGCTTCTGATAACTTTATTTTTGTTTCTATAGAAGCTTTTCTTCCTTTATTAGCTAAACCTATTTTACTTTTATGTTCTTCACTAAGAGGTATACCTTTAAGTCTTTTACTCATAGCTTCCTTAAATTCTACAGAGTGTTTAGTACCAAGTTTTGCTTGTCTAATCTTCTCTATAGTTTTAGAATCATGAATAAAACCAATGCACCCATCTCCTCCAGCAGTAAGATTTATTAAATTAGGAAATTTAGAAATCCAATATTGTTCTCTTTCTTGCCAATTATCACTTTGACAAGTTTCTAAGAGTTCTATTATAGGTCTTTTACCTTCTTTTAGAATATTAAGAATCCAATTACTTAAATGCTTATTATGCTTGTTACCTTTAGCATTTGCAATATGATTTCCTAATCTTCTACTTAATTTTCTTACTGTTTTACCAACATATCTTATTTCTAAGGTATCTGGATGCTTTAATACATAAATGTATACTTCTCTATTGTCTACCATTTCCAAATATAATTGATTACGTTATAAATGTACTCCCCCACAACAGGGGATAGTCGATGAACCTTGAACTCATAAAGTCCCTTGGCTGCTGATTGCCCATTTCTCCATCACTAAGAATACAACTAATTTTCAAACATTCAAGCTTATTGTCACCAATTACTTTGTAGTTTAGTTGTCTTTAGGGTGTTCCAGCAATTAGATAGATAATGGCAGACTATGCTACCATCTTACCAGTAGTTTTAAACTTATAGGAAATGGAGTCTCCATTTTTATCTTTATACTCTTCATAATGAGCACAACAGATAATATTTTTATTCTCAGGACATCCTTTAAATGAATCAAAGATAAGACCCATTCCATAACCTATTTGTTTTGGTGTATCCCATCCTCCTTTCATTGCATTTGCCATATAAAAATCTTGTGCAAGATAATTAAAATCATCAATTACAATATTCTTATAAGGACAATTAGGATTCTTAAAAGCATCAATAACTTCTGCTACTTTCTTAAATCTTTCAAGTCCATTAAGACTATCAATCTGCATTCTATTTCCTTTAACCATATCCATCACATTAGTAGATGGACATAACTTAAATTCTGGATTAGGAACAGCTCTACCAATACATTGTATTACAAAAGTTTCTTTAGGATTTAAACCTTTAATACCTAACTTTTTTCTACCACAATAACTAGTAGTTTTTCCGAATCCAGATTTTGCTAAAACCAAAATCTTTGCCATTTTAACTTCTACTTTTTATAAATGAATTGCAAAAGTAATATATTTATTTTACTCTAGCAAATCTTTAACTCTTTTTATTATACCACAAACAAACATACTTATAGTAGTATTAACTGTTTGTTTATTTCTTATCTTATCTAAATACTTATATACCTTTTCTAATTCTACTTTATTATTAGGTAATGGTAATTCATCAAAAGCACATACTGCACCATCAAAGAATAAAGGAGCAATACCTCCCATTTCACCATCTCGATTTATACATACTTCAAGAAATCTAATATTATCTTTAAATTTCTTTATATTATAATCTAAATAATTATCTAAACTAAATCTAAATGGAGAAAATAATCCTAATAGTACATTACACAAATTGTTATCTTAACAGCTCTTTATCTGTTAATTCTATAGTTTCATTTTATTATATCTATAGTTCAGACTATCTCTTCTATAACCACTAAATATTGGTATATATAGGTTATAGTTCCGCACTCTTGGTGATTCATCTTCTTCAACACCACTTGGTAAGAAGGTATTCACTAGTCGTTGTTCCTTCATAATATTTCTACTATGCTTGGATAAGGGTTATCTGTTTCCAGACTTTCCCAGATTCACGGAATTAAGAGACTGTAATTTATATTTCATACATTCACAGAAATAAGGAGAAATAAGTTGTGTAAATAAATTCTTACTATTCATTTTAATATATAAAATATTACCTTTATGAATAGAAGTATCAATTCCAAATTTCTTTAAAAGAAATTCTTTAAATTGAGATAGTTGTTCATATGTAAAACAATTTGTTGATATAGAATAACTATTATTTATTTTAAACCCATCATCCATATACATAAAAGCCAATGATACTTCAGTAAAATTATCAAATAAGTCAAATGGTATAATTTTCTTATTATTTACATAAAAAGAAGCATACCAATTCTTTAACTTAGAATTAGCTGGAACATACATTGTATAATCTTCATAAAATATTCCATTTCTTTTATCTGGAATATTTCTTTTATGATATTTACAAGTTGCACCTAAATTTTCAAATATTTTAGTCTTATACTCACAATATTCTTTTTGTTTAATACTATGAGAGCATGATATTGCAGGATTTTTACTTCCTTTTCCCATTTTAAAAGAAGAATCTCCTAATAAAGTTCCTAATAAAACTTGTTTTTGAAAATCTGATAATTCAATAGCTTTATTTTCAGAAAGACTTTCTCTAACATAATGATTCCTTATCCTATAAGAGTATATGCCCTCTGGAGATACCCCTAAAATTTTAGCTATTTTATAATCACTTAATCCTTTATTGAAAAGTTCTTCAAACTTATCTTTATTTATCTTTGATATTTTACTATAAGTAAATTTACTTTTGAGATTTAATTTCTTTCTCCAATAATATATTGCATTACTTGAAACTTTTAATATTCTTGCAATTTCACTATCCATTTTACCTTCTTCATATAAAGAAAGTAATTGAATTTTCATATTCTCTGTAATTTTTTCAATAGTTTTACCCATATTTATTTATATTAAAATTATAGGGCAAAGGTACTATATTTTTAAGAACTATGCAATACTAAAAGTCATTCTGTTATTTGTATTAAATATATTGTTTATCTCTTGATATATACTTACTATCACCTAAGCCCTGAGCACTAGGTCTTAATCTATTTAATTTAAAAGCATCATTACCTTCAGATTCAAAGGCTTGTTGCTGAATTACTACAGGAGAAAACTTATATCTGTTTCTTAAATACTTAGCTAAATATTCTGATAATTTATCCATAGATTGTTTAAGAGTCATACCCCTTTCAGTATCTATAAGATTCATAGTATCAATAACAATCAACCTATATTCATTAGGGTCATCCTGTTCATAATGGTCAAATACTTCTGTTTCTTTTATTTGACCCCATTCATCTTTATATTTACCCTTTTTAGTATATTCAGTTCCATGTTGTCTAGCATAACTTTTACAATAATTAAGAATACCAGTAGGATTAGGCTTTTCTTCAGGAAATATAACATGTTCTTCAAAATACTTAATAATATCTTGAACTTCATCTGATTGTAATAAATCTAATACTTCCTGTGAAATAGCAGTAGTAGTACTTCTTAAATCTCTAGGAGATACTCTTATTGTATGATTACTATACTCGTATAGGAGCCAACATTCAAACCTTTGAAGAATTCTTTCAGGTGTTTCCTCTAAAGGAAAATATAAGACCTTAAGATTTGCTCCAACTTCTTTATGGTAATAACAATAAAGTAAAGGTTTATAGATAAAAGTATATGAAGTAAATTGAGATTTCCCTCCTTTGGTAAAGGATGATATACAATAATATGTACTTTGTTCTATACCAATGAAGTCATCTTTAAATCTAGTAAAAGAAGAAGGAATACAATTAATTTTACCTTCAAGTATTCTGTTTCTTCTTTTAACTAGATTATCATATACTCTCTCTCTTAAACTCATTAGAATGTCTTAATATACTCCTTCTGATGGTCAATATAATTGTTCATCTTCTCAATAGTAGCATTAAGCTTATCATCAAGAGCCATATTCCACTTGAGGAACTTCTTCAACTCTGCCTTAAATCTAGAGAAAGCTTCCTTTTCAGCTTTAGCCCTAGCAAGCTTCTTACCAGTTTCCACATCAAAGGTATCACCCTTTTCTGTATTAAGCTTAGATACACCTACTGTTGTAAATCTAAGCTTAAACTTAGGTACAACAAACTTCTCAATAGCAGTTACTGTCTGCTTTACTTCATTTACCTTAAACTCAAGAGCTACATGCTGTAGCTTAAATGTTTCAATGTTGTTATTCATTTTACTTTATATTTAATTAATTAAACAATAATTTATTTCTTAATATTAATAGGAGTATCTTCTTTAAAATACTCATATGTTGTAAATTCTTCTTTCATTTTAATTCTGATGTCCAATCATTATTAATACTATCTTCCTGCCCTTCATTTTCTATATAATCAGAAAGAAGTGAAGATACCACTTGTTCTCCATCTTTTACCTCAGATTTCCAAATGAAATACTTTAATAATTTAAGATAAGTATAATTACCATTCATAGAATTAATGTACTTCTGAGTAGCAGTTATTACCTGTTCATCTGTATAATCTGGGTATCTTAGGAAGAAACTCTGTAACTTCTTTCTAATATCTTCTATATTACCTTTATAATAATAACTAGTTCCTGGCATTTTGCCTTTAGGATACATATCTCTTAGTTTTATTGCTAAATTTTGACATCTAAGATTAACAATATTAATTGTTTTCTTAGTATCTTTACTACTATCTAGTAATACAGAATTGCAGAGGTTAATACCTTTATTAATAACACTATATTTCTTATTTAATTCAAAAAGAGAACAATTACATTTAGTAATTAATCCTTTCTCAATTAAATCTTCATACAGTTTATCATTTTGGCATTGTAAAGCAAGTAATATAAATACTTGTTGAGCAGTAAGATTATATTTCTCACATACTGTATCATCTATAACAAATTTCATAGCTTAATATCTTTAATATCAGTAACTTCTTTTATCATAGAACTATTATAATCCTTGAGCATTTTATCTTTTAATTCTTCATCTCTAGTATCTTTAAAATAAGGTATGATAACTATTGGTTGAGGATGTCTTAGTAACCTCTTTACCACTACAATTTTCATTGCTACTATTAGTATTTGTGGTCTGGACTATATCTTGATTTATATATTTATTTGTAACGCCTTTAATAATCCATTTAATGGTATTTATAGATTTTAAATTAAATTTAATTGCCATTAATTTACAAAAATTTTCTTTGTTTCCATAAATAGATTTATCAACTTTAGTCCATTCATCTTTTATATAAGCTACTTGTTCTAAAGTTAATTTTCTAAGATGACAATTAATACTCATTTTTGCTCTACTTTTTAAATCATGTTCCATTGCATGTTTTTGATTATATGAATTATCACACCATTCTAAATTAGAAACACAATTATTATTTTTATTACCATCAATATGATTTATTTGTGGTAAGTTATTTGGATTAGGTATAAAAGCTAAAGCAACTAACCTATGAACAGCAAATAGTTTTTGTTTATTATTTATTTGTATGTTCACTCTCCAATAATGTTTTGAATTGTTATTACTTAATTTACATAAATGACCTTTTCTTAAACTATAGCCATTATTTACTTTACACCAAATTTTATGGTCTATTGTTTTAACTCTACCATAATTACTTACCATATATACAGGATTAACTGTACAAGGTTTCCAAATTTCATTTATAAACTGTTCCATTTCAATATATTTAAATTTATAGCACAAAGATATAAAAAATTCCTAACAATCTCTTACTTTTTGTCATTAAATAAACTTAAATATATTTACTCCCCTTCTGAGGGATAGTCTCTACACCTTCAATGTAATGTACAACTATTACAAAGCTTGGCTCGGTATTAGCAGCTATCTATATTATATAGACCTTAGCCTTTCTTAGAAAGTGAATTCGTGATTTAAAATCCTTATTTAACTTTTACCGAATTAGAAACATATTGGCAAATTACTTACCAAATTTCTGTTGTGAGAGAATTTCTGAAGCATTTAAATTACAGAATAATCCTATTCTACAATTAGTTAGATTCATACCTTCTGAAAGCATATTGACACTAGATATATGATTAATCTTACCATTATTGAAATCATCAAGATTCTGTAAAGAGTTCTTATTCTTACTATTAATAGGAGCATAGTCCTTAAACTTTAAAGACTGCTCAATATTATTACAGAATAAGAGTACTCTTTGGTCCTGCAAGAGAGATATAATATTCTGGCATATATCTACTTTCTGTTCTGAAAGCCATTTTAATCTTTCTGAGGCTGCTCTAAGCCATTTATTCTTAAAGACAATAGTTTGACTAAACATATATTTTCTTTTATACCAGTCTATTTTATCACTTAATTCATTATAGTACTGCTTTTGAGTACATTTAATAATTATCTTTCTTGTATTAAATCTTTTAATGAAATTCCATCTTTCATTATAATTACAGGTAACAGGATTACTGCATCTAGGATTCTTTATTACTTCTTCTACATTTTTAATATTATCTAAATATAAAGGGATAGTATAAATTATAGGTGTAGGTAATACTTCATCTTTAATACCATCAGCAATATTACCTTTAACTATATTATAAGTGCCTAAAGATTTCATATAATCCATAATATCACGAGGAATTGTAGCACTTAAAAATAGTAATTTAACATTAGGATTAATCTTAAAAATATCATCAAGGATTTCTCTTTTAAGTTCACTTAAATGATGAGCCTCATCAAATACTATACAATTACTGTATTTATTAATCTTATGAATACTATTATAACAAAGAATTTCTATTTTATCAGTATTACATCCCCATTTCTTTATTTCATCTTTCCAATTATTTATCAATGGTTGCCTAGGAACAATAATACTAATTGTAGTCTCTTCTTCATTCTGTTTGAAATTAAAATCTGCTATCTTATTAATACAATCTATAGCAATCTTTGATTTACCATATCCAGTACCAAGATATAAGATAGTAGATTTTACTAATAATACTTTACTTAAAGCATTATCAGCAGCTTCTTCTCTAGTCATTATATGGATTTATTTCTTTATAAAACATAATTTTATCTGATACTACTTGTGTATCACTAATAATTACAGTACTACCTTTAGGAATAATGAATTTAGCTACTTTATACATTGGAGACCAAAGTATATTTTCCTTAAGGTCTTTTAAAGTACGGAAACTATGAAAACCATTAGTGACTACAATATCTATGTATTCATCCTCTTTTCTAAAATCAATCTTTAAAGGACTAGTAGCAACTTTTTTCTTCTTATATTCATAAGAATTAAAAGGTGCAAGATAAGTATTCTTAAATAATCCAGTATGTTTAGTTACTATTTTAAACACTACTACATCTTCTTCAAGAATTTCTGTTATTTCTTCATATTCACCTTCCAAATAATCATCTAGAGGTATTCTTTTAACAAAACACATTATAATATTTTTACTTTAACATTATTAATACTAATTCTTTTTGAATCCTTGGGATGTATAAGTATATCTATTCTATGTTTATGTCTTTTATTCATAACATCTTTAACTAAATACACTCCATAACCTTCAATATATACTTTCTTAGGTTTATTCTTAGGGAATAAATAAAGTAAGTCTCTAGAGATTGCACACCACTTAATCTTATTATTCTTTAAATGATGTAGATTTATCTTACTACCATCAGCAGTAATCAATGGTTGATTATTACATTGACTTTTAACTGGCTGATAACAAGTCAACTTTACATGAGTTACAGTTTGTGCACAACATATAATAGTAGTAAAACATAACATTGCTACTATGATAAGTGTATATAATGCAAAACTACAACTAATTCTTATATTCTTCATAATTAATTCTTTTATAATGTAAGTAATCTTTTATAAGTTCTTACATGATTTCCATTATTATCTCTACCATTATACCACATAATAAATACATAATTTCCATTAGATAATATAATATCTACTTTAGGACTATATTTATTATATAAGAATAATAAAAGAATAATAATACCTACTATTATTATAATTTTTATCATACTTTTAGTTATTAAAAAGTGATAGTAGTGTGTTTCACAACAGACTACTATCTAAAGTCAAAAACTTTATAAACAAACCGTCTATTTCACATATTTAATCATTAAAAACTTCATAATCCATAATTCTTCCCAAGCAATCATGAGCTATTCTATTAAGATGAGATTCAAATCTCTTCTTTTTAGACATAGATAGCCATTCTACTCTTTTACTCCATTCAGGACACTCTTTAGAAGTCATATCCCCATATGCTTCATTAGAAATATTTAGTACTCTTACTCTTACAGGAGTACGAGTTACTTTAAAATTAATATTAAAATTACCTTTAACAGAGAAATTTACTGATTCTTCAAATCCTCCTTCAATAATCTTTACACTAGCTTTAATTTCCATAGTTTTATTATTTATTTTTATTAATATAATCTATTACCATATCTACTGCAACTGTTAATAATTGTAATAGTTTTTCATTACTCTTAACTGATATAAATAAATCAGTAATCTGATTAATTTTAGCAATCTCTTTAGGATTATCTAAGTCATTAATTTCTACTAATTTTTTAGTGACATTATTACTATGCTTCATAATGTCATGTAATTTCTTATTCTTCATAAAATTTTAAATATTAAAGTTAACAGTTTTACTATTGAAAACTGTTATGTAAAAGTCACTTTTCTTTAATAACAAGAAATAGTAAAAACTCACCAGCTTTTTCTTTAAAATCTTAGTTTCAAAATCACATAAGTACGTTTATAGTCATTACTTTTTGCATTTGTGGACTATAGAAAATACTATTATTACTCTATTTTTATTGATTAGCGAGTATTCCAAAATAGTAGACCAAAAATTTTACTCGAATTTCTTTATTTGTTATGTTATAATTATTAGTATTTTCTATTTCATTTTAAATATTTCATTTAATACATATATTATCATACATATATAAATAAAACAAAATATACTAGCTATTATTGCCATATAGTTTAGGGTAAATTAATAATTATTAATATAATTATAAAAATACATAAAAGAGCTATAATATATTCCATATACTCTAATTTAAATAAGTTAATATCTTACACCAAAAGGTTTACCATCCATAAAGGTAAAACTTCTGAATACTTTTTCATAAGTCCAATTTACTTCTTGGTTACCTATTTGTACTCTATCTTCATCTAAAAGAGTTATTAAACGATGAACATTATTATCTGTTTTTAACCAACCATAAGGAGCATGTGTCTGCATTTCCTCTAGACATTCTTTTAAATTTTTAAAAGGTCTATACTTTACTTCTGGTTTAATTCTATAATTATCAATATTTTTTATCAAGCTACTAATGTCAGTAATAAAAGCAGGCTTCCATGCATTAAGAATAGAAGAATAAAATTCAATTTCTCTTCCAGCTAAATAAGCCTGTAATATTTCAGTTAACTTTTTTACTAAAACTTCATTCATATTACTTTCCTTTCATTTCAAGATATATTTCAAATATAATATAATCAGCTAAAAGAATAAATATCCCTATTACAAATAAACCAAATAAGGAATTTAATCTAAATGCAAATAAGGTTATACTAGAAACAATAAGAACACCTCCTGTTAATCCTAATATAATAATAAGATACTCTATTATTTTATTTTTAATTTCCATTATACTTTTTATTTTTTTTAACCTTATTCCTCCTTCAACTCTTCAAGTGCCAAGAATAACTCATTTTGAATATGAATTATTGTACCTTGACTTAGCTTTATTCTTTTTAAACCAATTATCTTAGAAACATTATTAATGTGAACTATAACTTTTTCTTTATTCATTGTTTATCCTCTTTAATTCTTTACAATAGTAATTTCTACAGCTCTACAAGATGATAATTTAAGCTCCTCAATTACCCTTGTTGGAATATACTTCTCATCTACAGGAACAATATAAGTTTCTTTACCTATAACTGCACCACCATCAGGATTTTGGTCTGTGAATGTCATTGCTATTTTCATATTCTCTTCTTTTTTTTACCCTCTCCCTGTCAACAGGGAGAAGGTGCTAAATTATTTTTCAAACAATGCTTTACCACACAAAAGACTCATATCTACCATAATGGAAATTAAATCTTCGTAGCACTCCTTTAATGAACAATCACTCTCTTTCTGAAAATCTTCCATATCACTTATATTTATATCTCATAAGAGATGGTTAATCTTTATAAGTATTTGCATCTAAATCAATAACTGCAAATCCCATTGTAGTACTAGGAATTCCATTCCGAACCACACTTTTATCTTCGGAAAAAAGAACTACTGCGTGTTTGCGACCTTTAATATCTGGTATTTCATATCTTTCATACGAATGTCTATTACTCATAATCTATCTATTTTCTTAATTCTTCTTCTGCTATAGTTATTTTCTATTAATTTCTGTTGGGTCATAACACCCATCTATTTTACATTCTTGTCCTAATATTGAATGTTTACATCTAATGTTTTCAAAATAAGGACAAGGTGGTTGTTTTCTTTGTTTACCCATATTACCTCCTTACAGGATAATTATTCTACTTCCTCATAAGTTGCTAAGAAAATATCAGGCTTACAAGGATAGAACTCTCCCTTTACACCTTTGATAATATAATCACCAATAGATGCTTCCATATCTCCTTCTAATGTATGAATTACAAGGGTAGTACCTTTATTTGCAATACTTTCACCTACAAAATCATCAATCTCTGAGAGATTTGTGCCTAACCACTGAATAGCTTCAATGATAACAGGTTTTTTTCTATATTTATTCATATTATGAAATATTTAAATATTTATGTATAATTTTATTAATCCTAGTTTTTGCTTCTTCAGGAAAGTTTTCAATATAAGAAAGAGTATCAAATAACTCTTTAGGTTCTTTAATAATAATTCTTTTTATTTGAACTCTTGAAACAATAATCTTATATTCCTTACAAATTCTTGGACAATTTATTATAAAATCATCCTTAGTTTCTTCAAAAATATCAAAATCAGAAGAGCTGCATCCACTTTTTGTTATTTGTTGAAAAGGAGCATAATCTTCAAAATAAATCTCACTATATGGGTCTGCTGTATTGTATTTAACAATAAGTGCTTTTTGTTTTTCCCATTTATAAAATTCTATACTTTCTTTTTCCATTATACTTCTATTTTTAAAGAAATATCAAGACCAAATAAAAGATGTTGTAAATCAGGAACATTTTCTACAGCTCTTAACCACACAATAGAATCATTTACTACCTTATAAGCAGAATAATTAGTATTATTTTCACAGAGTCTTATATGATAAGAATCATTAAAATAACCATCTTTATTCTTTTTCCATCCATTCTTCTCTAGAATCTCTGGAGTAAGAGGTATATCTTCAATAAATTCATCACAGATAACTCCATTAAAATCATCTTTAACTCCTTTAAAACAATACCCATGCTTTGAAGTATTAGTTACTTCTATTAAATATTTAGCGTTACATATTTTATAATGTAATAAATCACCAGTAATATACTTTTTCATATAATAATTGTTTTAATAAAGATAAATGCTTTACTTTAATAAACCCATTAATTTTCTACTCATTTAGTACTTCTATTCCAAATGTTACTATAAAACCAAGCAGAGTAAAGAATGCAAATATTCCTATAGCATCATTTTTAAATAAATAATAACTATATACTTCTAATACTCCTATTAATAAGTAAGCAATGAGTATAATACATAATTTAAATACTTTCATAATTGTTAAAATTTAATTCTAAAGTCTTTGCCTTTAAGAGTAGGTCTCTTACTTAAGACAAATTTTTCTAATTCTTCTAACTCAATAGGAAAAATTGAATTGTATTTATATTTTAAAGTACAAACAAATCTTCCATTAAGCATAATGTCAAATGTAAATATTTCCATTATTTATTTCTTATAAATTACAACTGAATCTACAGGAATTTTACCTTCATAAGTAATTCTTAATCCTGTCTTACCTTTATATACATCTAAGGCAGTAGGAATACTATTCATATATATTAAAATAAATAATAATCCTATAACTCCTAAAATTAGAAATACAGTAGCTATAGCATCATTACCTTCTGCTTTTATCTCTGCTACACAAAGTCCTATTATAATAGTAACTATAATAAAACCAATAAAACCAATAAAGCCTAATGCAATCATAATCTACCCTTTCTTTTTCTAAGTTCTAACATTCTCCTAGTTCTACGATTTTCCTTGCCACTAGGAGGATTGCCTGCAAACTTTAATTGTGGAATATCATCATAATCTTTATAGAGATGAGCTTCTTCATTAAGTTTTTCAAGATACTCATCACTTAAAGGAGCCTCAATTATTACACCAGATGAGTTTACTATCATATTGACATCTTCCATAAATTACTTATTTTATAAAAGGTTTTTTATTTCTTTATCCCAGTTTGTATTATGTTCCAAACGATATTTAGAATCATTTAAATCTATTAATACAGCCTGATATAAAGCATTAAATTGATTACGTGTAATTAGTTTCCAATACTTAGTATCAGTAACTTTAAAACTATTTTTATAGATATTATAACGAGATACTACTAAACAAGTTACTATTTCCTCTTCTTCTATATCAAGAACTTGAAAGCTTTCAGTAGTTTCACTAGTATCTTCTTCTATAAAGCAATCACCTACTTTAATATTCTTAACACATTTCTGTGCTTCTAACTTTCTTATTGTATTAAGAATTTTAACTTTTTCTTTAGATAAATCATCTAGCCTATCATATAGTCTATTGATAGCATCATCATAAGCTTTATCTTCATAAGTAGCAGCTAAATTAGATAATCTATCTTTTAATTTATCAAATTCTCCTTTTATTATTTTCTCTGTCATATTTACTCCCCCACATTTTTAGTTGTTCCCAATAAATGTTCATTACCTTCATAAGGAATACAATAGTTCCAACTAGCATAAACACAATAGTAAGGCTCATCTATATTTTTATGACTAAACAAGTTTGCACGCCACTTACTTGCTTTACTATCTCTAACTAATACCTTATCAAAAGGTTTTGGAGTCCACTTTGGCTTCACGTCAACAATAGCTTTCTTATCACTATCCCAGCGTTTGCCTTCCTTTGCGAGAGCACCAAAGAGCTGCTGTTTCTCTTCATCTGTAGCAAGGCGAAGTTTATAAAGGTCTTCCTTAAAGAAACTCATATATCCCATATCCAAATCTAAGCCTCTTAAATCTAAAGCAACAAGTGAGTTATAACCTTCTGATAAGTCAGTTTTGCCTGATACTATAAATACAGCTTGTTTATGACCATAATCAGCATAAGCTATATCTCCATCCTTGAACTCAGTCTTCTCTATTTCCAAGGTCTCCATATTCAGCTTACCTCCCAGTTTCTCCTCAATAGTATTAATGTAGGTCTGAGCAGATTCTGTGTTATCTTCAATATGATAGTCTTGTACATTCTGCACTTTCAAACAAGATACATATCTCTTTTTATTTACACTAATCCAGTGTTTACCTTCAAATGTAGTATAATCACTTTTTGAGAAACCCTTAAAGATTATATGTGTGTCGCTATCATTGCTAACCAGAACATCGCCCTTCTTCCAAGCAAACTTAGACCAGTCTCGCATTTCTTTAGATGGGAGTAGCATTAAAGGCTCTCCGTGTCTATTATATTTACTATCTGACCTGAATGAGTGCTTTGCGAATGTATTGTCACTTGTAACAACAGTAAATTCACCCAAATCTGGTACTAAATTCTCATATCTAAGGTTTCCAAAGATAGGAGAATATAATTTAGTACCCTTTGGTTTATCTTTTAAAATAGCTGTTATGTCTGTTTTTGTTTCCATATTATTTACTCTTTATTAATACTTTCTATAACATATTTCAGAATTTTACCAAAATTAGATTCTTTTGTATCATCTAAGTCTGGGTCTTGAATATCTTTTATTACATTAAGATAAGCATCTTTAAATTGCTCTGATGTAATTTTTACCCAGCCTTCAATATCATATATATAAGAAGAATCTCTACTGATATAAGTCTCATCTATCAATAAATAATATATATAGCCATTTCTTATTGAGACTATCTTTATAAAAGTGTTCCATACTGTATCAAGATAACAATCTCCAACTTTAAAATTTAGAAGTACTTCTTTCCTTTCTAATATCTTAATTTGATTATAGATATTATTACTTTCACTTTTTAATTGTCTATATTTAGCTCTTAATTCTTTTAATGTTTCCATAAAGATATAATTTATTCGTTATACATATAAGAAATACTATCTAGTAATGCACTATTATGAAATCCTTCATAAAATGTACTATCAATATTACATCTTATATTAATATAATCATTCATTATCTCAGATTTATCTTTATCCCATATATTATTGTTATCAAATATAATATCAGCTACTCTAATAGCTTCTTCATATTCATTTAACTTATAATAATTAGATTGTAAATCTTTAATAATTTGTCTTTGTTTTTGAATTATTTGTTGACAATTATGTAAACAAATAATACTTAAAATAAAAACAGAAGTTATTATAACTCCAAGAATAGTTGCAATTTTATCTATTATATTCATTCTTCTAATTCAATTAATTTATATGATTCTGAAAGATTATTCATTTTATCAAAGTTCTCTTTTTAATAAAATATTCTCCATCATTAAAATCATAAGTTCTAGAGCCTTTACCTGTATCAAAGTAAATAGGTTCTAATAATACCATATCTCCACTAAGTATTTTAATATGAAGTTCCTGAGTATTATCAGGAACTTCTACAGGAAACTTTCTACCTTTATAATCTAATAATTGTATAATCATATTATTTAATTTTTATAAATATCATCGAGAATATTTTTAAAGTCTGGATTATTAATTACAGCTATAGCATCTTCTTTATTTTTAAAGATAATACCAGTATGAGCTATACCTTGATTCCAATCAACTTCATATGTAGGAGCAATATGAAGGTCACTAACATATCTAATATGGAATTTAGTTTCATTTGAATCCTCCCAATTTGGCTTCCAATCTTTATTGTAATACCTAGCTATATTCATTAATTGTGCTAGGGCTTTGAGTTTCTTTGTATCACTCTTATGTATATAAACATTAGTATTAGTTATGGAATTAAATGAATTGACTATTTTACTATAAGTGATATACTTAGGTTTAAATTTAATTATTCCCTTAGCTAAACTACTATTCTCTGTATCTATCTCCATTCCTTCAGGAATATCAATAGTTAATTGATTATTCTTTATTTCCATATTATTTATTTTTTTAAATATTATACTAATTTTATCAGTCCTGTTAGTATAATCACAGAAACCTATAAGTTCCCTAACTGTGTGACAATTACCCTCTTTCATAAAAATACAACCAGTACATGTAGTACCTTTTGCTACTTGATAGGTTTTACCATCACAAGTAAATATTTCACCTACTTTTCTTTCCATAATTCTTTAACATTAAAAGTCTTATTTTTATTAATGCGTTTAAATTTACCAGTATAAATAAGCACATTAGATACTACTTCATTATAGAAATTAACCATATATATATACCCCCTTCTGGAATAATAAATTTTCCTATATAAACACGATTATATAGAACATTTGTAGCAATAATAGGGTATAAATTTCCATTAGAGAAAAAGAGCATATCTTCTCCTATTGAGTCATATCTTCCCTGTAAAGTTAATAAACTATGTAAACCCTCATCAATAGAGTCTCTATTAAAGGCTACATATTCATACATAGGAGTTTTTCTAATATACTTATAAGCAGTCCTAAAATAAGGATAAAATTTAACTTTATCTGCAAAGCAACCTACTTTATAAACTGTAATATCTCTTTTTGCTATTAAGATTTTACTTTCTTCTGTTTTACAAAAACACATAAGCTTAATATTTAAAATACTTAAATATAAAAAGGAGTATACTAACTAGATAGTTAATATACTCCTACAAAACATATAGCATTAAGTAACTTCTCTTTCTCAACAATTATTGATAATTTAATTCTTAGTATTTTTATAATTTTACCCACTTACCAGTATAAATAATATTAGAAGAAACAATTTCACCTCTATTATTTATATAGTATTCAGAACCTTTAGGAACTATAAAAGTACCTAAATATCGCTTGTCATAAAAGGTTAAATCATCTACATAACCCCTAACAGCATCTCCTAGATATATACGCCTCCAAGATTCTTTATAATAAGAAGTAAACTCTAAAGCTACTTCTTTATAAGAATGATAACCCCTCTCTATTGAAGTCATTATACTCCTATTATCTCTTTTAGGTTCTAAAAGAATTGGTATATTAATACCCTTAGTTCTATAGATATGTTTTCTTAATAAACTACAAAAAGTAGTACCAATTACTATACCTATTTTGTATACATAGAAATCCCTTTTAGCTACTTGCTTAGTAACATTACAACTTACCCAACACATAATTAACTAATTTATTTTGTCCATTCTGAATCAATATTAAGAAGTCTAAAGGTGTACTTAATAATTTCAGTAAGAGGGATACCTGTACCATAAATATTATTATAAATATGATAAGCTAACTCTGCATATCTCTCTTCTTCAAATCTAAGAGAATTTAGATGAGTGTTATCACACTTAATGTAATATCCACTTTTATCATAGCTAATAATGTACTTTGGACCTCTATTAAGTCTCTTTTGTAAAGCATTATACATTACATTTTGCTCTACTGGATTTAATGAATCAATAATTTTATTTATATCTTTTATAATTAAAGTTCTAAATATTGGTCATAAAATAGTCTTTTTATCTTATCTTCTCCTATTATTGAAACTGCTTTCTTTATAGCTTCTTCACTATTAAAGTAGATAATACCTGCATACTTAACATTTATATGTTTATAAATGTAAATATTATTAAACAATGAAGTAGCTATAGAATGATTTACTTCATCATTCTTACCTAGAAAATATCTAGTACCTTTTTCTATTTTTGTAATCTTATTAAAATAGGAAGCAAGTACAGATAATAGAGCCAAGGTTTTGAATTTATCTATTTGACCTTGAGGTAAATCTAAACTTACAGTTTTAGATTGGGTCTTAACATAGTAGAGTATTATTTCATCTCTACTAAAAGCACTTAATGCTAAAGCTTTAAGTGCATCGTTACTACTGCTATACCAATTAGCAGCTTGTTGTATAGTTATTTGTATATTTCTTGTTTCCATAATTTTATACTTTAAAAGTACTTAATTATTAAATAGTTATTATAGTACTACTATATAATGAAGCATTTACTTTAAATTCTCCTTTACCTCTTCTAAATAATTGAATACCATTTGGTACAAAATCCATTTGATAATCTTTATAACTAATATCAATACCTTCAAAAGGCATAATATCAGTGATACCTAAATAATCTAATGAATCTGTATTACGATTATATCCAAATCTTTTAGCTTCAATATAACCATCATTATTTTGGCTATCTTCACTAATAAATAGTAAAGAAGTATAAACACCTTCCTCTATATAACCTTTATCAATAGCCTTAGCTATTGCTTCATCAAGTTCTTTTTTATTATATTTATCCATAATTACTTAATTTTAATAGACCAATCAGGTCTGTTATACATATTCCTATAATGATTTGCAGATTTATAATCATTAAAAGGCTTAATAACATTACCTGTACTATCTAATAATAAAAACTGTTTCATAATTATTTCTTTATTATTTTGTTAATAACTATAGGAGCAGTAGTATCAGTGCCATAAGTATCCTTTTTAGGAATACTATAGTATCTAATATAATTTGTTCCTCTGTCAGAACTAACATATATATGATTACATGAATCTACTTTAAACTTACAGGTATTACCTGGATAGTATATTGTATATTCTAGATAATAAACTTTCTTATAGGTATTATTAATCTCAATACAACAATATACTGCAATTCCTAAGAAAAATAATGCACTTATACTTTTAGTAGGGAGAAATTTCGTATTTTTAATACCATCAAAAATTAAATCTAAGCATATTATTATACAAATAACGAGGAATAGAAATGAACTTATTCCAAAAACTATTTCATAGCTACTATTTGAATCCATTTTTTTTTATTCTTTATTAAATAATTAAAAATTAGTGGTCCTGTAAGAGAGAATAAACATAGGCTAATAAAGAGCTTATAAAAAGGCTGCCGACAAAAGATATTTATCTCCTTACAGGACACTAATCGTTTACAAACAATATTTAATTAAATTTTACTTTTAATCTCTTTAAAAATACAATAGCTATTAATTCCTCCTGCAATAATTAAGAAGAATAATACTATAAATATTTGTGTTCCTTTATATAATAATAAGTAGAAACACATTGCAATAGCAATTATATAAACAAATTGCATGAAAGTAAAAAAGAAGAGTATACTACACTTTTTCATAATTAGTAAATTAAGGAATTAAAAACCTACATAGTAATAAATACTATAGTATCTATTAACTATGTAGGAAAAAACTTATAACATAACAACTCATTTTAAATATCCTTAAAGAGCTTCTTCTTAGCCTTACTCTTATGTGAATAATAAGTTGATTTAGCTTTACACTCACAGAAGACTAATTCTATCTCTTTAGTAACTTTAGTTACATGATTATTACGAACAATAGTCCTTTCACTCTTGTAGTAGCAAGTAGCTACTTTTTCATTGATAATTGTACTCATAATGTTACTTTTTTAATGTTACTTTAAACCAGATACATTTACCCCTTAGTAAATGCTTATGCAAAGCAAAAGCTCTACATTCTTTTAACCCTTCCTCTATAGTTTTAGAGGCATTAATGGTTCTAGCTAAATAATAGTTAGGTTTAAACATTCGATAGAATGTTATTAAATACTTTCTTTTCATTTTTCTGTTAATATTTTAATAATCCAAATACTTATAAATATCCAACCTACTATAATAACTTGTGAATCAGTTAGCATATTTAATACTGCTAAAATACCAATAGGTATTATTATATAAAGTAACTTTTTCATATTATTTAGTATTATATTAATAAGTAGATAATACTAAAGTACTACCTACTTTGTTATCTTCTTAGTAGAGCTGCTCTAAAGCATAAGCAGCAGCTTCAATAGCTGATAAAGTATGAGTTGTTTTCATAATTTATTTTGTTTTTATTTTTATTTTAGTATTTCCAACCCTTTCTTGTATAAATGGTTGTGGTGTTATTTTCTTTATATTCATAGTCTATGAAAGCCATGACTATTTCATCTTCAATTTTAGATTCTGATGTTATATCATCTCTAAGATTGAAGAAGAATGATTGCATATCTCTATAAGACAAAAGTCCTTTAAAGTATATAGCACATTTTTTATTTGGGTTAATGTATAATTTGTTAAACTTATATTTATCATTATCTGTAAGAATAGTTAAGAGAATAGCATTATGTAATTTGCTATTCTTTATTTTATTTAATTCTCTAATAATTGCCATAATTGTTATGTTTTAATTATTTTTAACTATGTATTTTATTGATATTTTATACTAAATAAAACAACTAGAGTTATAATGAGAAAGTATAAAATGTTATCATCTTATTTGTTGTTAACAAAAAGATTAGAGAGTAGATTATAGTGATTTTATGGGGAATGGGTTTTAACCCCCACACACCATAATCCTTTAAACCTTTAAAACCTTAATAATCAATAGATTATAAGATTTCACTAAAGTATTTATTTAAGTCCTATAAGAAAGAAAAAGACTGTAAAACTGTAAAACAAAAGAATATTATTTCTTCCTTACAGGACTTAAAAACTTTAAAACACACATGATATTCTCTCTAATGATATTATCACTAATTATGTTAATGATATTAACACTAGAGAGAATAAAAAAAGGGAGCAAGGCTCCCTTCCCTTTAGAAGCTGACAATAGCATTACTATTGTTACCCTGCTCATGCATGATAAGCATGTGATTGCCATCCTGCATTACAACTTCTGATACTACTGGAGTATCATAAGCCTCATTATTAAGCATCTTATTGCTTAACTTCTCTGCTACCATTCCACGGATTTCTCCGCAAGCAAAGAAGCACATTGTTGCTCCTGATGCATGGGTCTTCTCCTTGGATTGAACTACATTAATTGCTGCACCATTTGCTGCACTCTTCATTTCTTCAAGACTTACTGTGTCAACGAAGTTACTATTATTCGCTGTGGTTGACTTAAAATTGTTAAAGTTAATCATTTGTATAATTGTTATAATGTTATAGGGGGGGACTATCCCAACCCTATAGTCTAGGGGGTGAGGGTGGGTGGATTATACCTCACTCATAACAATACAATAAAAATCAAAAAAAAAAAATAAAAAATTTTATTATAAATTTGGTAGTTTCATTTTTTATTTGTATCTTTGCATTTACAAGGAACATATAAGTACTTGAAGAGATTTATCAACTCTATAAAACATAGATAGACCCAATGTTATAGGTGTATATTTGAATGCAGCAAACTGAGAGAATAAAGGGTATCAGTAAAGGCTACAGGTAAGCATTCCTAGAGATAAAAGAGTGAGAAATAATATTATATAAACGGGGTATAAAACTATAACATGGAAGCAAGCCATAATGCTGGCAGGGTCTCTTTATATATTATAGGTATTAGTTGATTTATTATTCTCAAGGAATAAAATAAAGAGTAGTAATTAAGTTTACTACTCTTTTTTGTTTATATACTTGCATATATAAAACTTTATTTATATCTTTGCAGAAAATTTAAAGTATAAACTATGAGTTGGAATGAATTAAGTTTAAAAGATAAAGCTGATTATATTAAAGAATCAGTTAATAATGGTATATATAACTTATCTGATATAAGAAACAGATATAATATATATGCAGAAGGTGGTTATAAACCATCAGAAAGTATTAAGAAAAGAATAACTAATTGGGAAGGTAGTTCAATGAGAACTAATAGGTCATTTCAAGCAGAAGCTAATGATTTTAATAGAGTAATACCTGCAAGTATTAGGTCTAAACTTTCTCAACAACAGTTAGATGCTTTATACTCTTATGGCTATAATGTAGGTATGGGAAACTTAAAGAAAAGAGTATTACCTACTCTTAATAATTATGTTCAAGGTAAAGCATCAAATGAAGATGTACAGAAATCTATGTGGGCTTCAAAGGATAATGAATTAAGAGGTTTAACTACTAGAAGAAATGCTGAAAGAAGTTTATTTGGTGGCAAATATCAAACTGTATATACTGGTACAGGAGGTACTCCCCATAATTATGGTTATACTGCTAAATCTAATATTAATACTGATACTAATACTAGAGTTAATCCTTATCAACTACAGAATGAAGAATGGCAAGGTAAAAACTATTTAAATGCATATAAAGGACTTCAATTATCTATGAATGATATTATGGGTAAAACTAAAGAAGATGATATTAGTGACCTATTCTCTACTGGTACAGGACCCACAATATCTATGGAAAACTTATTATCTATTGGTAATAATAATGTTGCTCCTGTACAGCCAGATTATAGTTATGCTAAATCATTACTATCAGATTTTGATTTAGATTTAAATAGTAATATGTTTGATGAAGGTGGTCTTATAGATTCTCAAAATAGCAATACTAATTTAGTTTATAAAGACGCAGATAATAGAAGAAGTAATATATTACTTCATATAGAAGATGGTAATCTATATGATAGTGCAGGTAATAATTATACTCAAAGTTATTTAGAGGAAGAGAATGTACCTATAATTAAAGGTACTATGCCTAGAAATACAAGACAATATTATGACCCTAATACTACATTAGAATTCATTAATGCTGCTACAGCTCCTATAAGTAACTTTAGTCCTAGTAATATTGTAGGTTCTATAAGAGAAGCTAGAGATTATAATACATTTATGAATAGCTTTATAAATCAGGATAATACTGGTTTCTTTACCAGAGAATATGCTAAAGAACATCCTTATATAAGTATGTTAGGTAATATAGGTGGAGATATATTAGCTGGGGTAGCTTTAAATAAGGGTATTAATATTGTTAGAAGTAATAATTTAAATAGTGTAAAATCAATAGAAAGTACTGGAAGTAAATGGAATAATATATGGAATAATTTGTTTGCTAAAAGTAAAGGAAAGAAATTAAGTAATATATTATTTAAAGACTCTAATACTATTAAATTAAATGATGATATTTATATAAATAAGACACCTGTTACAGCAAATATTAATAGTTTAGGTAGATATTCTGATATAGGAATCGCCGGAAGTCATAGTGTTAATAACTATTATAATGCAGTTGAAAAACCTTTAATAAATGACATTTTCAATGTAAATAAAGATAAGCGTATATTATCTAAACTTAGTTATTTACCTAATTCTAATGTTAAAGGTTTTTATAATAATTCAACAGGAAGTCATATAAACTTAAATGCTAATTCTATTAAAGGTGAATTACGGAATATACCTTCTACTATTGTGCATGAAGATATTTCTCATGGTACAGATTATTTATATAAACGTGATTATAGACCATTAACCAATGTATTTGAATATGGTGTTAATCCTTGGTATGAAAATAGAGCCACAATGAATCAAGTAAGATATAAGTTATTTGAAGATGGAATGAGCGTTAATGATGTAATAGATAAAGCTCAAAATCTAAAGGATAAACAAATAATTGATTTATTTGCTTCAATGAATGGTTATGGTAGAAAAATACAACAACACTACAATAGTTTAAATATTCAAGGTAAAAATCAATTAATTAAAGATATAAAAAATTCATTCTTATTTCCTGCTATAGGAGCAGGAGTAGTACTAACTAATAACTAAAAAGTTAAATAATCTTAATAAATTTGGTAGTTTAAAATATTTATATTATCTTTGCATCCGTAAAACAATAGATGTTTGAAATGATGAAGTTAATTATGAAATATATAAGGAATCTGATATTGTTTATATGGCAATTACCTCAGCACTTATTAGCTATTATATACATTGGATATTTAGTTATGATGTGTAAAGATTGTGGTGTAGATTCCAGATATAAACAAGCTACAGTAATTCCTTGTGTTATGCAAGGAGCAATTACTTTAGGAAACTATGTATTTGTAGGACTTAATTCTGAATACAGATTAACTGTTAAGCATGAATTAGGACATACAATTCAAAGTAAGATATTAGGTCCTTTATACTTAATTGTAATAGGTATTCCTAGTATTACTTACTGTAGTTTAAGAAGATTATTTCCTTCATTAAGAAGGAAAAATTACTATAACTTTTACACTGAGAGATGGGCAAATAGTCTTAGTGAAAAGTATATAAAGTAATCTTTTGATTACATATTATAATATTAAGAGTGATGACCTTAGTATTATTAACCTACATAAATAAATGGCGATATTCTCCTTTGTAGGTTTTATTAGGAGAATATGGTGGGTTAGACAAGTGGTTAAGTCACAGGGTTTTCAACCCTGCATCAGGAGTTCGATTCTCCTACTCATTACTAATTGGAGTATGGTGTAAGGGCAACACGAGAGATTTTGGCTCTCTAATTTTCAGTTCGAATCTGGGTATTCCAACTATATAATACAGGATTAGCACGTAATTGGAAGCGTAATAGTCTTCTAAACTATTAGTATTATACTCTTGAGGGTTCGAGTCCCTCATCCTGTACACTTTATTATATTTTAAAATTCTCAAATCTGTGAAGACAAGAGGATTTACATAAAGAATAATATTTATGTGGCAAAAATACAACAATTTATAAGTAGTAAATCTGTGAAGACTAGCTACTTAATCTGGGGATAGTGGTGTAACTGGCTAACATATTTCCTTTGCAAGGAAAAGTTTAGAGTTCGAGTCTCTCTATCTCCACATGAAAAGTATTGTAGATGCATATATGAATACAACGTAACTCCTAGGCTTTAAGTTTATCCTTATGTAAGTTTAGCCCTAGTGGATGTCGTAGAATCCTTAGTAACAAGGGGTACTAGAGTTATCCCCTTATATCGTGGGTTAGAGCAGTGATAGCTTACTTGGCTCATAACCAAGTGGTCGTTGGTTTGAATCCAACACCCACAACTATTAACTTTTGGATTTAATATATTAAACTAAGGTTTTCAACTCTACTTTCCCTTAATAAAGTAGAGTGCTATTATTGGGATATAGCTCAAAGGCAGAGCATTTGACTGTTAATCAAAAGGTTGAGGTATCGTAATCCTCTATCCCAGCTATAAATAGGAGTATAGTTCAGTTGGTTAGAGCATTTGGCTTATATCCAAATTGTCGGGGGTTCAAGTCCCTCTACTCCTACTATTTCTCTCTTTAGCTCAGTTGGTAGAGTACGAAACTTTTAATTTTGGGGTCATGGGTTCAAGTCCCATAGGAGAGACTATGAATTATTTATTAAAACTTATACAAAATAATACAGGAGTAAGTTCTAAGAATTTCTTTCTAGTATCTGTAACTATTGTAGGTATATTGTTGCTTATAGTACCTATAATAGTATTATTAGTAGAGGTATTTAATGAACATACAATACATACAGATTTAAGTGGTATGGCACAATATATTACAGCAGTAGCTGCTATATTTACATCTGTAGGTATTACTAAAGCATGGTCAGAAAAATATGAAAAGAAATAAGCTTCTCTATATCAATGATAGATTGTCACTCTTGTAAAGTGAAGGTTATAGGTTTGAGTCCTATGAGAAGCTCAATATAAACTTTAAATTTGTATTATTATGAAAGTAATTACATTTGTAAAAAGTATGCTTAAAGCTTACTTTAAAGCTTATGCAGATGCTATGGAACCATTCTATAAACATGGTATTTCTCCTATGTGTCCTGCTTAACTATTTGATGCTTAAAGTGTTATGAGCAATATGGCTCATACACTATGTTTGAGGAGGGTAATGCCTCCTTTTTTAATGACTGTTAATTAAATGTTAAAGTATGTAATTTCCTTGCATAATATAAATATTTGTATTATCTTTGCAGCAGTTAAATAAAACAACGCTCCTATGGTGGAATTGGTAGACACAAGGGACTTAAAATCCCTCAGCCTTTAGGCTATGCAAGTTCAACTCTTGTTAGGAGTACTAATATAAAAATATAAATATTATGGCAATAAAAAGTGATTTACAATGGCAGGCAGAAGATGATGCTAGAACAATGGCTAGGTATCAGGAAATCATGTCTGATAAAGCTAGATTAAAGAGAGCAACAACTGCTGCTAGAAAAGAAGCAGCTAACTTAACTAAAAGAGCAAATGCAATGAATGCTGCTGCTAAAGGAGGAAGGAGAAAATAATATGGCAGGAATGTTGAAAACAATAAATAGTTGTTCAGGTACAACTAGTAAAGAGTTACGTGATAATATTAATAAGAAAGATATTACTAAGGACCAAATAGTTAGTATAGTTTATGCTATAAACAGGTTCTATTGTTTCTATTATGAATAAGTTAATATGGAGAAGTTTAATAATGAACATAAAGAAGAGTACAATAAAGAACCTGTATATTACTGCAAGAAATGTCTATCTTTAAAAATAGGATATGTAGCAGTATTAGAAGGTTCAGAATATTGTGAAGATTGTAATTCTACTAATATAGGAAAAGCTCCTATTGAAGAGTGGGATAAAATGTTTTTTAATAGATATGGTTATCATTATTTAGAAGAATTTAAAGATAAATAAATATGGAAGAGAATAAAGAAAAGAAGAAGCTCACTTATGAGCAGTTAAATGAAGTTGCTAATCAGTTAGTACAGGAGAATATGAAGCTTAAGCAGAAGTGTCAAGAGCTTTATGTGGCAGACACAATTAAAAGATTAGAGTTCTTGTTTAAGGTAGTAGAATCTATTTATCCTTTTAGTGCAGAATTTAGAGATACTTGTGCTAAAGAGATTATAGAACTTATGACTCCTGTACAGGAGAATAAAGAAGATAAAGAATCAGAATAAAATGGATAGACCAAATAGTGCATTAAAAGTTCCTTATAAGAACTTAATGGGATTTTTCACACTATGGTTAAAGTTCTTAAGACCTTTTCATACTCTATCAGATAGAGAGTTAGAAGTAGCTGCTTGTATGCTTAAAAACAGATATGAACTTAGTAAGAAAATATCTGATGAAAAGATACTAAATGATGTCTTATTCAGTAAAGAGAATAAAGATAAAATGATGAAAGAGTTACATATTACTAATCAATATTATCAAGTAATACTTGGTAAATTGAGAAAAGTAAAATTCATAAAGGATAATAAAATCTACTCAAGATTTATTCCAGAATATGAAGAGGGTAAAATGTTTACTTTATTACTTGTATTTGATGAAGAAAAGATAAAAGATGAATTATAAAGATTCAGTTATAAAGGTAGCAAAAGAACTTAATTTAAGTGAAGAATTTGTAGATAAAGTATATAAAGCTTATTGGATAACTATAAGAGACTATATGTCTTCTCTTCCTCTTAAAGAAAATCTTACAGAGGAAGAATTCAATAGGCTTAGACCTAATATTAATATACCTTCTATAGGTAAGTTCTATGTTACTTATGACAGGTATAAGAATAAAAAGAAACAGTTTAATATAATTAGAAATTTGAAGAGTAGAAATGAAGATAATTAAAGCAAAGAAAATTAAACCTACATTTGACCATGTAGTAACTTCTTTAAATCTTTATGAAGAAGATTTATATGAGAATGGTATTATTACTCATGGTAAAGGAGAGCCAATGATGGAACAAACTATAATAGCAGCAGGTCCTAATACTCCATTTAAAGAAGGTATGATAGTACATATTAATCCTATTAAATATGCTAAGATGAAGCATAAAAAAGGTTCACTTAATGATGGAGTTATTGAAGATAATGCAGTTATTGATTATGTTTTACCTATCATTCCTATGGGAGATAAACTAGTACTGTTCTTACAATCAAATGATATTGATTATATTATTGAAGAGTGGGATGATGTTGAAGTAGAAAAACCTAAGAAACAGACTCTTATCCTTCCTGGTAAAAAAAGTATTATTGTTTAATTAAATAGTCCTAGTCAAAAGCTAGGACTTTAATTTTTTATAAAGGTATGAAATTATTAAAATATGAAGGATATAATCTTACTTTTGAACCTGAAATATTAGCTCTTAAAGTATTTAAGAAATTACATACTAGGGACCATTCAAAAGATAAAGCAAGATTTATTCAAGAATTAGCTTTTATATATTTTTATTCAGACCCTAGGTCTGATTATCAATATTTAACTGATGAGAATGAAAGACTTAAAGCTATAGTAGAAGGAGAAGGTTTACCTGATGATTGGAAGATAGATAAGATATTACAGGATGCTATAGATTATTATAGTTCTTTTAAGCCTACTTCTGCATTATTACTTGAAGATACTAGAGCAGCAGTTGATAAATTAAGACAGTTATTAAGAAATATAGATTTAACGGAAGTAGATGATAAAGGTAAACCTATATATACTCTTAATACTATTACTGCTACAATTAAACAAGTACCTTCATTAGTTAAGGATTTAGATGAAGCAGAGAAGACTATAGCTAGAGAAATTATGCAAGATGAATCTATTAGAGGTTCACAAGAAAAATCAATGTTTGAAGATGAATAATATGAATATAGAAGATTTTAACAATAAACAATTTGATATATTTGGTACTACTTTTACTATTAAATTAGTAGATACACTAGATGCAGATGATAATTTACTTCATTATGGACTTGCTAAAGGTAATTTAAGAGAGATAAGAATAAGTAGAGAAGTAGTAAAAGCTAAGCAGCCTGATTCAGAGTTATATATAACACTAGTTCATGAAGTTGTACATGTTATATTGGATACAGGACAATATTCTGAAGAATCAGAAAAGGAACCATTAGTTGAATGGTTAACTAGATGTATTATATCATTATTAAAACAAGATATATTATGCAAATAGAAGATATAACAAGTGCTTTAAATAAGTATTTAGAAGATAAAAGAAAGCTTGAAAAACTAGATATAAAAGGACACTTTGTAGTTAAGAGAAATATTAAGACTATGAAACCTCCTATCTATAAGAAGTTTATTATTGAACTTTATTATGTTACTCCTGTACAGGATAAAGAGCTGCTTACAATAATGAATACAGATAAATGTCCAAGTGGTTCTGAGGGTGTTTATTGGGAAAATCTAAGTAAAGAATATCTTTCACGTGTGTTTAATTTAATGAGAACTGAAACTTTTAATAAGTTAATATATGGCAACATTGATTGAAACTAATGAATATCAAACTCCTATAACTGAAGAACTACTTTCTCAATATCCAGAGGAAGTAGTTCAACAGTTTACAGAGATTGTTAATATAGTTCCTTTTATTAAAAATCTTATTAATCCTAATAGACCTAAGATAGAAGATTTACCTAGAGATAAAGAAGGTAGAGCTATTGTAGATATAACTAATCCTCCTATATATAAAGATGCTGATTACTTTAGACAAGCAGCATTATTTTATTTAAAGAATGATTGTTATACTAAATTAAGACCAAATAGTAACCCTAATAGTGAATATAGGAAATATTGGAGAGAAGAATTAAGAAGATGTAGAGAGGGTCTTATAAGACAATCTGATGGTATGTATGTTACTGGCTTTCTTTACTGGTTTCTTAACTACTGTCCAATGATGGTAAACTTCTATAAAGAAGGACAAAAGAAAGCTATAAGAAAGGAATCTTTTGGCTTCTTCTTTGAAGGTATATGGTGGAGAAGTATATATCTTTATAATGCTAGAGAACAAGGACATCATGCAATAGAATTAGCAAAAAGAGGTTGTGCCAAGAGCTATTTCTTAGCTACAATAATGTCACATAATCTTATTGTAGGAGAATCAGAGGCAGCACATAAAAGATGTATTACAGTACTTACTGCTGCACAGAAAGAATATCTTAAAGATGATAAGGATGGTACTTTAAATAAGTTTATACCAGAACTTTCATTTGTTATAGATAATACTCCTTTTCCAAATCTTCTATTAAAAAATTCTCCTAATGAAATGTCTTGGCAAATGGGTTATAAGAAACCTAATGGTGCTATAGGTGGTTCTATGAATCAAGTATTAGGTGTATCTGCTAAGGATGATAGTGATAAACTTAGAGGTAAGAGAGGTTGGATATTATATGAAGAGATGGGTACTTTTGATGGTTTGTTGGAACTATATGATGTAACCAGAAAATCAGTAGAAGATGGTGATTATACTTTCTCTTGTATGTATCTCGTGGGCACAGCAAACAATAAAGAATCTTCATTTTTATCTGCTAAGAAATTATTATATGCACCTGAATCTTATAATATACAAAGTGTGCCTAATGTATATGATAAAAAAGGTAGTGGTAAAGATGTCTTTGGTTTTTTCTTTCCTGCATATATTAATAGAGCAGGATGCTATAATAAAGATGGTATATCTGATGTAATTAAAGCTTTATTACAGGTATTAATGGCTAGATATAAAGCTAAATATGGTGCAGACCCTACATCAGTACTTAGAGTTATAGCAGAGGACCCTATTACACCAGCAGAAGCTATTATTAAAGTTAAAGATGCTTATTTCCCTGTAGCTTCTTTACAAGAAAGAGCTGATACTCTTGATAAAAATCCTAGTTTATATGATGATGTATATGTAGGAGAACTATATACTACTAGTACAGGAGAAATAGCATTTAGACCAACAGATGATATTCCTATTAGAACTTATCCAGTAGATAATGATACTAAAGGTGCTTTAGAGATATATTCTATGCCTAAGAAAGATAGAGAAGGCAAAGTATTTAATGATAGGTATATTATAGGTGTGGACCCTTATGACAATGACCAAGCAGAATCTCATTCCTTATATAGTATATTTGTTTTAGATACATTTGTAGACGACTTAGCTGCTGAGTATACTGGTAGAACAAATTTTGCAGATGAAGCACATGATATGGTACTTAAACTGTGTATTTTCTTTAATGCTAAAGCCTTATATGAAAGTAATAAGAAAGGTTTATATTCTTATATGGAAAAGACTAGAAATACCTTTAGATTAGCAGATACTCCAGAATATTTAAGAGATAAACAATTAGTCAAGTATTCTTCATTTGGTTCTAATGCTAAAGGTGTTAATGTTAGTGCTAATATTAATAACTTCGCTAATAGACTTATTAAGGATTGGTTATTAATGAAAGTACCTGTAGAAGTCAAACAGGAAGATGGACATATAGAAATACAGGAAGTACCTAAATTATATACATTAAAGACTAGAGCTTTAATTGAAGAAGCAATTCAATTTAATCCAGATATAAATGTGGATAGAATTAGAGCTTTAGGTATATTAATGCTTTATAGAGAGCAATATATTATTAGATATGGTACAGGAAGAACAGAATCTAGTTCAGAAATATTAAGTAAAGATTATGCAGGTAATGATGAATTCTTTACTAAGAATTTTGATGCTAGACATATAGGTAAACAGTAAATTTAGTAAAAATAGATTAAAATAATAAGAAATCCACTTATATATAAGTATAAGTGGATTTTTTTATATATCTTTGCAAGCAAATTAAATTAATAATAATATGAGTGAAATAAGTAGTTTTCCAAGACAAGCTTTACCATTTTCTAGAAAGACTAAAAAGTGGAGAAAGCAATGTCTAGATTTTTTTGATTCTAAATCATTCACTCATTATTCTCTATGCAGAAAGAGCGTTATTCATAAGAAGATTAACTATGATTTGTTATTAGGTAAATTACATATGAATGATTTGCAGTTAATATTAAATCCAGATGATATTAAAGCAGATTATATACCTAATAAAATACAACATTATAGTATTCTTCTTCCTAAACTTAATGTTCTTCAAGGAGAAGAATCAAAAAGAGTATTTGATTATAGAGTTATAGTAACTAATCCTACTGCTATTTCTGAAATAGAAGAGAATAAGAAAAAAGAATTAAATCAGAAATTACAGGAATGGATAACTGATAATTCTATGAGTGATGAAGAAGCTAGTCAGGAATTAGATAGAATTAATGATTACTTTACATATAATTGGCAGGATGCAAGAGAGCAAAGAGGAAATTTAATCCTTAATCATTATGTCAAGCAATATGATATGAAAGTAATGTTTAATGAAGGATTTAGAGATGCAATGACTGTAGGTGAAGAAATCTATCAATGTAGTATTGAAGGTGGAGAACCTGTAGTAAGAAGATTAAATCCTTTAAAAGTAAGAATACTCAAATCAGGATATAGTAACAGGGTAGAAGATGCAGATATTATTATTCTTGAAGATTACTGGAGTCCTGGTAGAATAATAGATACATTCCATGATGTATTAAAGAAAAAAGATATTGATTATATTGAGAATCTTAAAGTAGGTATTGATGAAGGTAAAACAGATGAAATGAGTAATGTTGACCCTAGATATACTATGATACCTGCTGATTTCTTAGATGAAAATATTGAAGTTAATAATGCAGAAGTAAGTCAAGAAGGTTTCTTTAGTTCCATTACAGATGGATATACAGAAAGTCTGATGCCTTATGATATGGCAGGTAATATTAAAGTACTTAGAGTATATTGGAAATCTAAAAGAAAGATTAAGAAAGTAAAATCTTATGATGAAGATGGTGAACCTCAATATAATTTTTATTCAGAAGATTATGTAATTAATGAAAACTTAGGTGAAGAAGAAGAAACTTATTATATTAATCAAGCATGGGAAGGTACTAAGATAGGTGAGAATATCTACGTTAATATGAGACCTTGTGTTGTACAATATAATAGTTTAATGAATCCTTCAAAGTGTCATTTTGGTATTATAGGTTCTCTTTATAATCTTAATGATAATAAGCCTTTCAGTTTAGTTGACATGATGAAACCATATAACTATTTATATGATGTTATTCATGATAGGTTAAATAAGTTAATTGCTAGAAACTGGGGTACTTTAGTTAACTTTGATTTCTCAAAGAAACCTAAGAATTGGGGAATGAATAAATGGATGTATTTTGCTAAGACTTTAGGATTATATGTTCAAGATTCTTTTAATGAAGGTAATGTAGGTGCTGCTACAGGAAAACTTGCAGGAGCTATGAATAATGCTTCAAATGGAGTTATATCTGCAAGTGATGCTAATCAAATACAATCTTATGTAGAGTTACTCTCTTTTATTAAGAATGAAATGTCAGAAGTAGCAGGTATTTCTCCTCAAAGAGAAGGTCAAGTTAGTAATAGAGAAACTGTTGGTGGAGTTGAAAGAGCAACATTACAATCTTCCCATATTACTGAGTGGTTATTTGTTACTCATGAAAATTTAAAGAAAAGAGTTCTTGAAGCTTTTATTGAGACTACTAAAATAGCTATGAAAGGTAATAAGAAAAAATTCCAATATATATTACCTGATGGTGCTTTAAAGATGATAGAAATAGATGGTGATGAATTTGCTGAATGTGACTATGGTTTAGTTGTAGATAATAGTGAATCTTCTCAGAAGTTGAATCAACAGATAGAAACATTAGCACAGGCAGCTTTACAGAATCAGACATTATCATTCTCTACTATTATGCAATTGTATGGTACTGCTTCTCTTGCTGAAAAGATTAATATGGTTAAGAGGGATGAAGACGCTAAAGCACAACAGATTCAACAATCTCAACAGCAAGAAGCTCAACAGGCTCAAGCAACTTTACAACAGAAAACTGAAAGTGAACAACTTCAAAGAGAGCAGGAATATAAGATGAATCAAGAGAATAATGAAACTAAGATATTGGTAGCTCAAATTAATGCTGCTTCTAAAGAAACTCCTATAGAGGAACCTGATAATTCTATGGAGCAAGCTAAACTTGATGAAAATAAGAGACAATTTGATACAAATCTTAATTTCTTAAAGGAAAAACTTGATAAAGAATTATCAATTAAAAGACAACAAATACATAAACAAGTAAATAGTAAACAATGAAAATAATAAATCAACTTGTGGTACAGTCTGATATGCCTAATGATAATAATGTTATTTGGGTATGTGGTAATACTGCTAAATATTATAACAATGGTACTTGGACTACTTTAGGAGAATCTAATGAAGATAGAAAAGAACTTGAGGAAAAAGTAGATTCATTAGATAAAGAAATGGGAGAAGTTAAAAAAGACCTATCTATATTTGGTTCAGAACAGGGTGTAGTAGAACTAGAAATAGGTGATAGTGATGAAATTAAAGCTAATAATTTAAAGAAACTTCAGTCTATTCAAACTAATGACCATACCTTCTTTACAGATATTAATTATGGATATGGTACTGCTTCATGGTTACCTGCTACAGGAGGCACAGCACTTATTATAACAAGTGAAGGTCATGCAGTTAAATATTTAATATCTACTGAAGGAATAGTAAGTAAAGATGAAGAATTTACCTTAAAAGACTTTTCAACTGAATTAAATAATAAAGTAGATAAAATTGAAGGTAAACAATTATCTAGTAATGATTATACTACAGTAGAAAAGAATAAATTAGCTAATCTACAAAATTATACATTACCAGCTGCTACTAAGAATATTTTAGGTGGAGTTAAAGCTATTACTAATATAGCAGACTTAGATGCAGATACTGCTACTATTGGTCAAGTAGCTGGAGTAGTAAATAATTTATTAACACAATTTAGAACTAGTGGTTTAATACAAGCATAATATGTATACAGAAGATAAAAAACTAGATGCCTTTATTTCTTCTAAGATAGCTAAATTGGAATATTCTAAAAGTGAACAAGCACCAAGAGATACTTCTTTACTATGGATATATCATAATAATATAAAAGTATATAATAAGTGTATATCTGCTTGGAGAAATATAGGTATATATGATATAGACCATATTGACTTTAGTGGTCTTAGAATAACAGATTTTAATGAACAATTTAGAAAAATATAATTATGTTTTTTACAAGAGAGGATATTTTAAAGATACAACAAGCTCTATTTAAGGTTAGTGTAAAAGACAGTGAATTACCCAATGCAGAGCCTGTTACGCCTAATGATATTATATCCATAGTACAAAATGGTAAAAATAAGAAAATTAAAATTGTAGATTTTCTTGAACAAATATCTTTAGGAGATAAAGATATAATTAATATTAGTAATAAGTATGATGAACATTATATTTCTTTATCAGAAGCTATTAATTTAGTACCTGAACTACAAAGAAAAGATGGCTTATTTATTACTTTTCAAGATGTAAATGGTAACTGGCAATTTTATCAATTTAGGGGAACTCTAGAAGAGTTTTCTGAGAAAGATAAATGGTTTAATTTAGACTTTGAAAAGTATTTAAAGGAAACACTTATTCCTATTACTAATATTGAAATAGATAATTTATTTGAATAACTTTTAATTAATATATATATATGAAATTTTTAGATTTAAATGGTTTAACCCATTTTTTTAGTAAAGTAAAAACTTGGACTGGTAATAATTATTTATCATTAAATGGTGGTAAAATTAAAGGAATTGTGAATTTTCTTAATAAGAACGATACTACAGAGTATATAAGTATAGACTCATCTAGTATTAATAATAGTAAGTATCCTCCTCATTATCTTTTTGCAAATGGAAAAATGGTTCCTATTGGTGAAGCGAATGGTGTTGCATCACTTGATTCAGAGGGCAATATTCCATTAAGGCAATTAGGTAATCTTGATACTACAGTTGCAGAAGTAGTAACTGTTCTTCCTAAAACTAATATTAAGAAGCATATTTATCTTATTAAAGTTTCTAGTGTTACACAGAATCAATATGAGGAATATCTTTATACTGGTGATACCAGTGCAGAATATGATGCTTCAAAATGGGAGAAACTCGGAGACTTCCGTCCTACAGTAGACTTTGCAAATTATGCTAAGAAGACGGATACAGTTAAAAATATTTCTTTTACTACTTATGGTTCTACTAACACAAAAATACTTAGAATAGTAAAAGCTGATGATACAATTGACAACGTTTCTATTCCAATAACTAGTATAAATGGTTATGGATTTATGGATGAATCTGATAAAAGGAAGCTTGATGGAATAGCAAACAATGCCAATAATTACTCTTTGCCAACCGCAAGTTCAACCACAAAGGGTGGTATTACCCTTGGTTATTCGCAGAGTGGTAAGAACTACCCAGTTGCGCTTGACAACAATGGCAAGGCATACGTTAACGTTCCATGGACTGACACAACATATGATTTATCACCCTACGCTAAGAAAAATGAGGCGGTAAATAAAGCAACGACTTTACTTAATCAGAATTCTATTTATATAACATTTAAAACAATAACTGAAAAAGTATTAGGAGGATTTGAGTTATTTGGAGCTACAAGTGAGAGTTCTGGTGTTATGTCAGCAGCAGATAAAACCAAGCTTGATGGAATAGCTTCTGGTGCTACAGCAGATTCTGCAATAACTACAGCAGAGATAGATGCATTATTTGCTTAATAATAATTTTAAAAATTAATTAATATGAAGTTTTTAGATTTAAATGGATTAAACCATTTTTGGACAAAAATAAAAGCAAGTTTTGGCACAGCTATTATTAATAGTTCTGAATGTGAATATAAGGGTTCAAGTACAATTATTCCATTTGTCACAAATCATCAGTTTGTTAACGTAGATAGAGATGGTGATAATAATGTATATAATTGGTTTCAAAAGGCATCGAAAGGGGGCACCCTGGAGATAGTCTTTACAAAAATAGAAGGATGTTCTGTTTCTTGCCGTAACAATAATACAAGCTATATGCGTAAAATGGCACTATCAACCTCAACTGGTCCATTTCTTGCTACGATTAATGTTTTGAATATGCAGTTCTCTAATTATGCACGTTTAATAAAGATAGATGATAATACCCTTCTTGTTGCAGAGTTTGTTGAAAATAAGTATACTACATCTTCTTAAAAATTAGAATCGTATAATAGTAGTAATAGTATTGCTATAACTACTGATTTACCTGCTAATATTACTCCAACAGTAAAAGAAGCTCTTGATACTAAGAGTGTTCAGTGTCTATTGGCAGAACTTTTAATGAAAACAGGTCTTTACTAAGATAATTTTAAAATTTTAAAATACACTATTATGAGAAAAAGTACAGGTAGAGCAAAACCAGTAACTCCTAAAGCAGGAGTTACTAAAACCTCAAGAAGATATGCTTGTGGTGGTAAACTTAAGAAAAAGAAGTAATGGATAAATTACTTTATAAGATAACAGTAATAGTATTAAAGATACTTCCAATGCTATTAGCTTTTATTACATTATTAAATTCTATATTATCTTACTTTAATATAGACTTAGTAATATTAAGTTATATAGGAGGAGTATCTTTAATTCCTATGCTGTTTATTTATATAGCTTCTTATACTTTTAAATTCTGTGAGTATCATAGAATGTTCCTACATTATATAGTAGTTACTTGGATTATAAATATAATAGATTTATACATAGGAATACCTATTAATGATTTAGAGTATCTATGCCTACAAATGATAATAGCAGGAATAAGTTTATTTTTAATACTATACTTTTATTTAAAAAGAAAATAATATGAAACGTTATATAAGTAAAAGTCAATGTAAATTATGTATTTTATTATTAAAATATGTACCTATAGTATGTATGGTATTAATGCTATTACATATTATATTTTCATTATTGGGATTTAACTTATGTATAAGTGAGATGTCCATACTTACATTATGTAGTATAATGGTGCTAGTTTGGACTAATTGTTTCAAGTTTTGCTTACTTCATAAACTTTATACTATATATGTATTAATAGGATTATGGCTTATATCTATTCATAGATTTATAGGTTTAGGATGTTTACTGGGATTCTTTAGAATAAGTATGTTATATTTAGGTTTTATTTTATTAATATTTACAAGTATTAAATTAAGAATTAAATATGTTGAAAGAATTGAGAGACTTATTAATGAAAATAGTAAATGATATAGATTCAGGTAATTCTAACATTGATGAATCTCAAACTATTGAAATTGCTAGTGCTATAGGTGAATTAGTATCTAGATATAATAAACCTAAAATACCTAATAAACTTACTAGATTAGAAGCTTGTAGACATTTAAGAGTAAGTGAAACTAAATTTAATATGCTTAGAAGAAAGGGTTTAATTAGTGAAGGTACTAAGAAAGCAGGAGATGTTAGAAAGTGGTCTATAGAAGAATTAGATAAATATATTAAAAATAATAGTTAAAAATAATAAGGATGTTGACAAATCTGAAAAGATTTTGTTAGCATCCTTTTTCTTTGTATCTTTGCAGTAGTTTAAATGTTTAACCTTTAAAATTTAATACTATGGAAATACATGATGAAAACAAAAAAGAGTATGCTTCTAAGAGTTTAGCAGGAACAGCTCTTGGTTTTGGTATTGCAGGTACAGCTTTATCTTTACTTAATAGTAATGGTTTAGGTAATTTATTTGGCACTAAGAGTACAGTATCTATGCCAGAGAATGTTAATATCAATGGTGGTATCAGTACTAATGATGGACCTACAGTCTATGATGCTATTACTAAAGAATGGCAAGATGATTTAAATCTTACCAATGAAATGTGGGCATTGAAGATGAATACTATGGAGAATGCTAAGAATGCTAGAGAAATTGATGTAGCTGAGAAATTCAGTTCTTATAAGGGACAGATAGAGGCTGATTTTAGACTCTACAAAGGCTATAGAGATAGTGATGATAATATCTTAGCTAAGTTAAATGAAGCTGCATTTGGTTTGTATAAGTATAATAGAGATTCTAAAGATGCAGTAGAAAAGAGAATTTCTGATATAGAAACTAAGTTAGCAGTTAATGCAGAAGCTGATAAGTGGAGAGATAAAGTATTATCTATGCAGATTAATGGTATTAATGCTAATGCTGAGAATCTTGTAGCTCTTGAAAGAGAGAGAAGACAATGTGCAGACAATAAGATTGTAAACTATGTAAATAGTACATTCTATCCTGTATCTATTGCAGATGTTACTACAGGTACTACTACAACTAAGGCTAGTACTTATAATCCATTATGTGGTTGTACTTGCATCAGATAAATATAAATAAGTAGGTAGTTTATACTACCTACTTTTAACCTTTAAAATAATTAATTATGAATCCAGTAAATCAATTTATATTAGGTAGTAATCCTTATCTTGATGATTTAGATACACAGATAGCTAAATCTAAAGAGTACCAACAGAGATTAATGCAGTTAAAGCAGAATGAAGGTACTCCTTTATGGGATAAGATAGATTCTGAAATTAACACTCTTACTCCTATACAGCAGGGTAAGATGTTACAAAATAAAGATTATGCAGAAGTAAATACTAAATTACAAGGTTTAGTATGGAGTGAATTAGTTAAACTTGTAAAATCAAAAGTGGAAACTAATAATAAGGAATTACTCAGCAAGCAACTAGAGTTAATAGGTAAGTTAAAAGCTAAGATAGTTGAAGAGGATACTAGGGAATTAGATTTATTTAATGAGTTTAAAGAATATAGTAAAACTCATCCTAATGCAACATATAATGAATTTTTAAAGAGTAAATAATATGAAGAAAGAAAAAATTATAACTGTATTAAAACAGTATATTAATACTCAATTAGATACAATTAATACTCCTATAATAAGCTTCTTTAAACCTATAATAAAAAGAATAATAGATAATAATATAAATAAAGTAAATAGTTTTTTAGATTTAATTAAAGATGATAATGATGAAATAGATGTAATAGGTTTATTAGAAGAAATGACTACTAGCTTAATGGATAGTAATGAGTTTGACTATAGTATATTCCATATAGGTAATGGTAAAGTTACTATGTCTTTATTTAATCAGAAAATAACACTTACTACCAGTGATATTGATTTACTGAAATCAATGTTTAATAATTAATACTATGGAAAAACTACTTGATATACTATATAGAAGAGGTCTTATTTCAGCATCAGATAAAGAAGATTTAATGAGAGAGGTTAATATTGAAGAACCTGTTTCTCCTTATAGGACCAAAGTTATTGATAAAGTAAAATCTATGTATCATTATAATGATGGTAGAAAATATGAAGGTGAAAAATATGATTTAGCTACAGCTAAAGACATATATAATAAGTATAAAAGTTCTATAGATACTAAGTATACTTGTGATGATGTTTATGTAGCAATTAATGCTCAATATCATGATTATTCTACACTATTTCATAAGTGGTTTAATGATATAGATGATAAGATAATTAAATCAGCTATGGTATTCTGGTTTATGGATGAAGATTATACTGGAAATAAAGTAAAAGATTATTTTAAGCTTTAATAATTAAATCTCTTATGTTCTTGCATAAGAGATTTTTTTGTATTATCTTTGCACATTATTAAAGACTTAAAATATGAGAAAGATTTTATTTTTATTATTTATGACTTTACTATTAGGCTCCTGTAAAGTGAAGGAGAAAATAGTAGAAGTTCCTATACCTCAGATAAAAACTGAAATTAAATATATAGATAAGGTTAAGTATGATTCTATTTATTTAAAGGATAGTGTTTATATTATACAGAAAGGAGATACTGTATACAATACTAAAGTAGCTTATAGATATAAATATAAGTACTTGAAAGATACTATAACTATTAATAAAGCTGATACTATAACTAGATTACAGAAAGTAACAGAAATTAAAGTAAAGAACCAATTAAATGTAGTACAGAAAATATTAATGTATATAGGTTTATTCTCTTTATTAATGTTCATAATTATTATATATAAGCATTTTAAGAAATGATAGACTTACTTATTAATGGAGGAATAGCTATTGTTACTAGTATAATTACTTGGACATTAGCTAGAAGGAAATATAATGTAGAAGTAGATGGTAATGAGTTAAATAATATACAAAAACAATTAGACATATATAAAGAGATAGTTGAAGATACTAGAAAGCAATTAAATCTTATCATAGAGTTAAGAGAACAAGATAGAACTACTATACATAAATTGCAGGCTACAGTAGACTCTTTATATCCTTTAGCTTGTCAAATTAAGATATGTGATAAGAGGTCTAGATTAACAGAAAAACAACTTAATAAATTATCAGAAAATGGAGATAGTAATAAAAAGGATAGCTAAGAAATCTACATATACTATAGGTAAACTTTATATTGATAATAAATATTTCTGTGATACATTAGAAGATAAAGATAGAGGTCTTAAAGATACTATGTCAGTAGAAGAAATACTTAAGATTAAAATTAAGCATGAAACAGCTATACCTACTGGTAATTATAATGTAGATATAACTTATAGTCCTAGATTTAAAAAGCAATTACCTATAGTACTTAATGTTAAAGATTTTGATGGTATAAGATTTCATAGTGGTAATACAGACAAGGATTCTTCTGGCTGTGTAATTTTAGGGCAAAATAAGGTAGTAGGTAAGGTAATTAATAGTAGAGTTACTTGTGAGAAGTTTATATCTCTTCTTACAGGAGCCAAGAATAAAAAGGAAAAAATTACCTTAAAAATAGAATAATAATTAAAATTATATATAATATATAATTATTTTTATTATAAGTTTTTATATATGTTAAATATATATTATCTTTGCAGAGAAATTTAACTAATGGAGAAAAAATAATATGGAAGAATTAGATTTGGATAATATTTTAAGTGGTGATGAAATTGCCACTTTATTTGAGGAACCTCCTAAGAAAGAACCTAAAGAGGAACCTAAAGAAGAAAAGAAAGAAGAAACTACTGATTTTGATGAAGAAAATCCATTTGGAACTTCACAAAAAGAGAGCGTAGGTAGTGAAGATGAAGATATACAAGGAAAGGGAGATACTGACAATAATGGTATCAGTTCTTCTCCTAAAAACAAAAACTTCTACTCTTCCATTACTGATGCACTTGTTGTAGATGGTATCTTCCCTGACCTTGATAAAGAAACAATCCAAAGTGTAAAGACACCTGAAGATTTTCAGAAGCTTATTGAAGAACAGATTAATGCTAGATTTACTGAAAGAGAAAAGAGAATTAATGAAGCTCTTAATAATAAAGTAGAGCCTAGTGTTGTTCAACAATATGAAAGTACTATTGATTATCTTAACAATATTAATGATGACTCTTTAAGTGCTGAAAATGAAGAAGGTGAGAACCTTAGAAGACAACTCATTTATAATGATTACCTTAATAGAGGTTTTAGTAAAACTAGAGCTGAAAAGATGGTTAATGATGCCATTGAAAATGGTACAGATATAGATGATGCTAAGGACGCTTTACAAGGAGTTAAGGATTTCTATAATAACAAGTATAAGGAGATACTTGATAGTGCAAAGGAAAATGAAGAGAAGCTTGCAGAAGAAAGAACTAAACAATCTGAAAACCTTAAGAAAGCTATCATGGAAGATAAGAATCTTTATGGTGATGTAGATGTAGATAAAGCCACTAGAACTAAAATCTATGACTTTATTACTAAGCCAGTACATAAAGATTCTAATGGTAATTATATGACTGCTTTACAGAAGTATCAGTCAGAGAATACTATTGAGGCTATGAAGAATTTTGCTATTTGTTATACATTAACAAATGGTTTTAAAGATTGGAGTAAATTAGGAAGTAAGCAAGCTAAAAAAGAGGTAAAGAAAGGTTTAGCTAACCTTGAAAAAGTAATTAATTCTACATCTAGAAATAATGATGGCTCTCTTGGGTTTGTAAGTTTTGATGAGAGTTCTTACTTAGGTCAAGGTATGCAGCTAGACATTTAATATATGATTATTAATGTTTAAATTTATATAAATATGTCTGGAAAATTAAGTAGATTTCAGATGCGACCATTCACAACTTGGAATGGTGTAATGAAAGAAAACTCTCTTGCAGCTATGGGTCTTTTAGCTCCACAGAAGTTATCAAGCTTCATGGTGCAACTCTTAGCTTTTAAAAATGGTAAAACTCTTGATACATTCTTATCACAGTTTCCAACTTTAGAATTAGAAAATGACCAAGAAATTACTTGGGATGTTATTGGTAGTGACCGTAGAAATGTAGCCCTTGTTAGAGCTTTAGATGAAAATAAAACTCCTATTACAGCAGAAGGTGCTAATGTTGGTGCTAATGGTGCTCCTTTCTATCTTGAGTTTAATGAGGCTTACTTCTTCCTTGGTGAAGTAATCTTTGGTGAGCTTAATGAACTTTATCAGATTAGAATTATTGATGAACCTGTAGAGTCTGGTAGTAATTATCTTTATAAGGTACAGACTTATGGTCACAATAATGGTGGTATTCCTAGAGAAAGACTTCAAACTGGTGAAAGATTCTCAACTGAATATGCTCCAGTAAGTAGAGAATTCTCAAGAGGTGTTGGTGGTGAACATACAAGTTTATGCTACCTTGCAGCGTAATCTGTAATAAAAAATTGGGCAAAAACGGAAGACCTCTCTTGTTTAGACAATTCCGTGCTAACTTATTTACAAGATAAGCAGTGTAGAGAGCAGAATATGAAGGTATTTAATATTATATGATAGGAATAATTTATAAAATCACAAATGATGTAAATAATAAAGTCTATATTGGGCAAACAACATCATTAATAGAAAATAGATGGGAAAGACATTGTGAAGAGTTAGATGATACTAAATTTCACAAAGCAATTAAAGAAATTGGTAAAGAACATTTTAATGTTTCAGTAATAGAAAAACCCTTAGTAAAAGATTTAAATGAAAGAGAAATATATTGGATTTCTAAATATAACTCTTATTTAAATGGTTATAATTCTACTATTGGTGGTAAAGGAACAAAAAGAGCTTCTTTTTATACTAATGAAAATGATATGAAAAATATCATAGATTTATATACAAATAAACAATATAGTATATATAAGATAGCTAAGTTATATAAAGTAGATAAAACTACTATTAATAAGTTTCTTTTATGTTGTAATATTCCCATTAGGTCTCCTTTTAGATTTACTCCTAATAATGAAGAAAAATCAGATATAATAAATTCTTATAAAGCAGGAGAATCTTTAAAAAGTTTAGGTAAAAGATATGATACTGATAGTAGTACAATTAAAAGATTTTTAGTAAATAATAATATTGAAATTGGCAATAAAAGTATAGTATTATTAAATGAAAATCTTTGTAAAGAGATAGCAAAAGATTATGCTTCTCACAATGTAAGTATTAGTTATACTAAAAGTAAATATCATATTTGTTTTTCTACTTTAAAAAAGATTTTAAAAGATAATAATATTCCTATTAGACATCTAAGTGGTCATATTTCATTGACTAAAAAAGATGTTCCAAATATTAAGAAGTTATATGAAGAAGGTATTCCTGTATATAGAATTGCTACTAAATATAAAGTTAGTAAACAATGTATGTATAACTTTTTATATAAATATAATATTAAAGAGAATATAAATATTCCACGAGTGTCCAGACCCTAATATTAAGTTAAGGGTTAAAATGTGCTCCGAACTTTTAGGCAACTAAAAGAGCTATAGGATAAAGAGCCTATAGGGTAACAAAATTGATAAATGGTTCTCTCCCAACTAGTATGAGAAATGAGTGGACTACTATAAGAATTAAGCATAAAGTGCCTGGCAATAGACTTGACCAAAAGCTTGCTGTAGGTGTTCCTGTAATTCAGAAGACTGAAAGTGGTTATACTCATACTACAGTTAATAAGTGGATTCACTTAGAAGACTTGAAGCTTGAAGAGAAGTTCCAAATGTACAAGAACAATGCTATGATGTTTGGTACATCTACTAGACTTAATGATGGTACTTATAATAACTATGATTTTGGTGGTGCAGTTATTAAGGCAGGTTCTGGTTTAAGAGAGCAGATGGAAGCAGGTAATGTGATTTATTATAATCACTTTAGTATTAAACTTCTTGTTGATGCACTTGGTTCTATTAGTGCAGGTAAACTTGGCTTTAATAATAGAATGTTCATACTTAAAACTGGTGAAGCTGGTGCTATTCAGTTCCATGAGGAAGTACTTAAAGATGGTAGTGGTTGGCAGCAAATTGTACTTGATAATAGTTCAGTAAATGCTGTAGCTAAGACTACTTCTCAAATGCATACTAATGCACTTAAAGCTGGTTTCCAATTTACTGAATTCCTTGCACCTAATGGTATTCATATTAAGGTAGAAGTAGATGATAGCTATGATGACACTGTAAGAAACAAAATCAAGATGCCTGGCTCTACTTATGTAGCAGAATCTTATAGATATGACATCTTTGATATTGGTAATGTTGAGGAACCAAATATTCAGAAGATTAGAATTAAGGGTAGACCAGAAACTAGAAGCTACTTGCCTGGCATAAGAAATCCGTTTACTGGACAATATTCAGTTGATTATGCTTCTACTGATGAAGATAGTACAGAGGTACACAAGATGGATACCTTTGGTGTTATTATCAAAGACCCTACAAGAGTAATGTCACTTATCCCTGATATTTTATCAGCATAAGTATAAATAAAAAGGAAGGATTTAAGGATAATATTCTTATCCTTCCTTTTATTTTTTAATTAAAAAGAGAAGAATAAATATGGAAGAAATTTTAGATGATTTGGAGTTACCTACAAAGGTAATCCCTGTAGAGAATAAAGAAAAGAAAGTAACTAAACAAAAGAAAGTTAAAAGAGTGATTGAAGAAGATAATGATGAATTAGTATCTTGTCTTAGAAATGAGAAAATCATTGTAAGATATATTCCTAAGATGGGGGGTCTTTGGGCTAATACTACTAATCCTAGACATGTATTATCTGGTGGTATGGCAGATACTTCTTTTAAGACTTATGTAGTACCTAGACTTGCATCTAGTGGTGTCTATGTTAATGTACTTACTAATAAGGAAAAAGAATTCCTTGAGAATTATATGGGTCTTGAAGATGGTGATTTAAGTATATACAATAGACATAATAATTTCTGGGATAGTGGCAATCCTCAAGGTATTAATAAGGTAACTCTTTACAAGAGAGATAATTACTTTGACCTTAGTATTGTAGATGATTATATTAAGTATAAGATTCTTTTAGCTAATAAGAACTTTATTTGTCCATCCTTAAAGGAGCTTGAAGACAGACCTAAAGCTACTTATCAGTTTGTAATTATTGAAGAAGGTGCAGAAGCTAAGAAACTTAGTGGTAATGTATCAGCTACAATGCAGTGTTATAAGGAATTTGGTAAGATTGAAGATGATAATGATACTATGAGAGTAGTCATTGAACTTCTTACTATGAGACCACTTGATGTAAATACTAAGAGTGAGTTCTTAAAGAATAAGATTAATGAACTTATTCAAGCTAATCCTAAGACATTCTTAAATATAGTTACTGATGAATATTTAAGCTCTAAGGTTCTTATTAAGAAGTCTATTGAAGCAGGTAATATTTATCTTAAAGGTAATTACCATTATCTTACAGAAAATAATATTCCTCTTTGTAGTAATAATGAAGAGCCTACATTGAATAATGCAGCTAGATTCCTTAATCTTCCTAAGAATCAAACTATTAAGTTGATGCTTGAAGGAAAGTTAAAGGAAGATTAATATATAATGGTCATATATTTTATATGACTAATTTTAATTAAATATAAAACAATATGACTAATTTAGAGTTTTCAAATCAGTTTGAAGTACTTTATAATAATATAACTTCAAACCAAGCTCCAGGTCTTGATAACTATGAAAAGAGTGTATTCTTAACTAAGGCTCAAGATGAAATAATCAAGTCTTATTTTGACCCTAAGACTAATAAACCTCAAGAAGGTTTTGATGGTTCAGAAAAGAGACAAATAGATTTTTCTATGATTCTTAGAACTAAGACTTATACAGATACAAATTTTACAGCAGCTACATTTGATATTCATTCTAATACTAAGAAAATATCATTAGATACAGATATTATGATGTTTATCAATGAGTTTGCTGATGTCACTAGACCTAATAATGCTGGTACAGGAACAGTGAGACTTACTGTTATTCCTTTAGATTATAAAGAGTATAGCAGACTTATGTATAAGCCTTTCAAGAGACCTTTATTATATCAGGCTTGGAGAATTCTTGATAATAGTAATAAAAAGAATTCTGTAGAGATTATTGTTGGTCCAGAGGATGTTTTAACTAAGTATTCTATCAGATATATTAAGAAACCTACACCTATAGTTTTGGGTAGTATTGAAGGTCTTTCTATTGAAGGTAAAAGTGACAATACTGAATGTGAGTTAGATCCTATTCTTCATCAGGAAATTCTTCAAAGAGCAGTAGAACTTGCTAAAATAGCAATGGAAGGTACTGCTGCTTCTCATATTCAAGGAGGTAATCAGAGTGGTACAGATAAAGGTTATAATATTCAACAAGCTAATAGATAATGAATGTACAGGAATTCAGTAATTCATTTGATACTTTATTACAACCATACATAACTAAAGATAACTTTGGGGAACAAAATAATTTAGCTTTTGATGAATATGAAAAATCTATATTTCTGACTAAAGCTCAAGAACAGATAGTTCTAGAGCTTTATCAGGAATTAGAACAATCAGAAGAAGTTAGAAAATACTTAAGTAATCTTATTAGAACAGATAACTATGTTCCTATAGGAGAGCAGGATGAGACTTTAATAAATAACAATTTCAAATCATATAAAGTAGAAATAAGTAATGATATATTATTTATGATATATGAACAATGTACTTTAAGTGATGAGAATAACTGTATTAATAATAAAATAGTATCAGTAGTTCCTACTATACATGATGATTTAGATAAAGTACTAAAGAATCCTTTTAAATCTCCTAATAGTAGAAAGGTAATTAGATTAGATTTTGATAATAAAATAGAACTTATATCAAAGTATAGTATATCTAATTATAAGGTAAGATATTTAAAGAAACCTAATCCTATTATATTAGTAGCATTAGAAGATAATTTAAGTATTAATAATGGTGATACAAAAGTATCAAATGGTGAAACTAATCCTATATTACATGAAAGGATAGTTCAAAGAGCAGTACAATTAGCTGTTCAAAGTAAAGTAAAAAGTAATAACGCATAATTAATTATGCATATGTTTAATTAAATATTTAATAATATGTTTATTGGTTCAGATAATCAATTTAGAAACTTATATGTAATGAAAACATATAAGGCTAGTGAATCTGCTCTTGAAGCAGTAGGTGATACAACTCTTAAAGTAGATACTGCTAAGAATTCTATGTATCTTGTTTATAAAGATACAGAAGATAATCTTACCAGTGATATTATTAACCTTAAGAATCTCCTTTATGTTAAGTCTACTAAGGCTGCTGATATGGCTAGAAAGCTTAATTCTCAGTCAGTGACTCTTAATGAAGACCCTATTAGTGGTCAAGATTATGTACTTAATGTTGAAGTAAGAAACTTTGTTGCCCTTGGTGATGATTCTACTCATATTAAGTTTGGTGCAGTTCATGCAGTAAAGGGTATGACTAAATCAGATTTCTATAAGGCTATGGCTCTTAATCTTGCAAAGAACCTCAGTAGAGAAGTTTCTCCTATTCTTAATGTATTACTCACTAAGAATGATACTACTGATGGAGAATCAGAAGTTCCAGTACTTGTTAATGGTAAGATGCAAGTTCTTGCAGAACTTAAAGCTACAGAGTCTTATACTGATATTATCATTGATGAGGTTGAACAACCTTGGAGAAGAGGTGTAGCTCAAGTAGAACCTGTTAATTTCAATACTACTTGTGGTACTATTCTCATGGATGGTGATGATGTAATCTGGGGTACTGTAGAAAAAGAGGAAGGTGACCCTGTTAACAATGGTAAGCAAATTGCAGATATGGAGTGGTTCTATCATGGTACTAGAGGTGATATTTATAGAGAAGCTACATATCCTGATAACTTTGACTTTAAGCCACTTGTTGATGAGACCAAGGCTTATAGTACATTGGATATTCATTTTGCTTATGTTGGTCCAGGTGTAGAGGTAGCTAAATCTGAGAGAACTATTACAGTAGTTTGTGCAGATGCAGCAGAACTTAACAAGCTTATTACAGCAATTAAAACTGCTACAGGTGTGGATGCTGGTGCAGTATCATAATATATAGGGTAGGAGTTTATTCCTACCCTTTATTGTTTCATTTAATTATTTATAATATGATAAGATTTAATGAACTTAAAATTGAAGATGACTACATAATTATTGATGTACAAATTGAAGAAGATGAATACTTTAAAGATATGTATATTGATAGTATAGTTATTGATACTCAAGATACATTTATAGCTAATGGTCCTAGTAATAAGGCTATATATACTAAGACATTTAATTCTGAAGAAGATACTTCTTATGAAAATAATCCTTGTATTACTACAAAAATGGAAGAGAATGTTTTCTTATCAAATAATAATAGAGTTAGAATATATATAAGTGCTAAAGAATTAAATGTAGATATACATAAAACTATGTTCTTTGTATATGCTATAGCAGGAGGAACACCAGCAGCAGATACTCCATGTAGATGGGATGAAAATAAAGCTTTACATACATTAGTAGATGTACAATTACTTTATAATACTATGATACAATATGTAAAGGAATTAGGAAGAGAATGTAGTACACCTGATAACTTTATTAATGCTATTCTTCAATTTAATGCTATAGATTTAGCTTTAAAAACTAATCAATATCCTTTAGCTATAGAGTTATGGAAGAGATTTTATAGTGATATAGAATCTAATGCAGTATTACCTAATTGTGGATGTAATGGAAGACTTTAATTTAATTACAGTAGATACTTTAAATAAGTACTTTGACATATTATCTAAATCAGGATATGTTAAGAATAAAGAAGTAAATAAAGTAATTATTCTTACATTCCTATCTAGATTATTAAATGACTTCTCTGAATATATAACAGAAGAAGATTATAATGATATTATTAAATCTGTTTATTGTCTTAGTGATTGTTTAATAAGATTACCTAGATATAAGATATATAAAGATGGTCTTATTCACCATAAATATTATGATGGTCTTGAATTAAGAATTACAGAAGATGAATTAAATAGGTTTACTGAAAATAATAAAACTAGAATACTATAACAATATTAATTAAAATCTTGGTGTATAAGATATTATTTTGTATCTTTGCATCAAGATTTTTATTTTATAATATTATGAAAGTTAAAGAAATTATATACATTATATTAGATAGAATAAAAGGTACTTCAGATGATTTCAGTTATACTGAGGAACATATATTATTCTTAATCAATAAATACAGAAGTTATATGTTGAAACAGGCATATAAAGATGTAAAGAAAGAAATTCCATATAGTAATTATCAGACTATATGTTTAGACTTAGAAACAGAGAATAAAGGTTTATGTCAAGGTATTATTCTTAGAAGTAAACAAGAAATACCTAACATTATTAATATTAGTAAACCTATCTTACATACAGAATATGAGAATACTAAAATTGTCTTTACTAACAGAGACAGATTTAGATTTGTTGGTAGCAATAAATTCCTGAGAAATATTCTGTACTCCTGTATAGGAGAAAATAATAAGCTATTAATGAAATCAAATAATCCTCAATACCTTCATTTAAAGAGTATTAAGTTAGAAGGAGTATTTGAAGACTTTGAAAAAGCTTTTGAATTATCTTGTAATAGTAATAAGCAGTGTGATATATTAGATGCTGATTTTCCATTTGAAGATAGTTTAGTACCTCAGATGTGTGATAGTATTTATAATGTATTAACTAATAGTATCTATAGACCTAAAGATGATAATAATGATGCCAATGATACATTAGCTAACTTAGCTAATTATCTTAGAAATAATATGAAATCAGACTTTCAAAAACAGATAGATGGATAATTTTAGGAGAAAAATATTGAAGGTAGATGATGGAGGACATCTACATAAAATAAGAAATAGTATAGGTATATATGATATTTATAAAATGCTTAGAAAGAATAAATGGTTGAATATAGGAAGACCCTTAACTGAGCATGAATTCTATACTATTATAAGACAAGTTAATAATGATATTGCAGATAATATTAAGAAAGGTAATACTATAGAACTGCCTAGTTTTATGGGTACTTTTGAGACTATTAAATATAAGTCAAGTATTAAATTTGAGAATGGTAAACTGAAAACTAATTTACCTATAGATTGGAATAGAACCTTAGAATTATGGGAGAATGATAAAGAAGCTTTTAGAGATAAAACTGTGTTAAGATATGAGTTAGATTATATCTATAAATTAAAGTATAATCCATATAAAGCTAAATTTAATAATAAGACTATATTTCAGTTTAAATTTATAAGGGATATTAAGCAAGGTATATCAAAAGAAATACAGAAAGGTAATATTGATGCAATACTAAAATATAAATAATATGATAAATGAAATAAATTATATAAGTATAAATGAGTTAGCTTCAAGAGTATTAGACAACACTTTACTTAGTGATGTTAATATTGAACAGATTATTAGACATGTATTAGATTTTATGGCTAAATTTGGAGTTAATAACATATATCAAGATAGAGAGACTATTCTTACTGTACAGGAGTATAGAGTTTTACTTCCTTGTGATTTAATTAGAATAATGCAGTTAAAAGACTGTAAAAGTGGTTTATGTTTTAGGCAAATGACATCTAGTTATATTCCAACAGATAATGATAGAGACTATGAATTAACCTTCAAGACACAAGGCAGAGTATTATATACTTCTATTAAGGAATGTGAAGTTAGATTAGCTTATAAAGCTATACCTGTAGATGATGATGGGTTTCCATTACTTATAGATAATCCTCTTTATCTTAAAACCTTAGAGTTATATATTAAGAAAGAAGTATATGGAGATTTATTTGCACAAGGTAAATTAAATCAAAATGTACTTACTCATATTGAGCAACAATATGCTTGGAATGTAGGACAATTACAAAGTGAATTTAATACTCCTAGTGTTCAGGAAATGGAGTCTATTAAGAATATGTGGACCTCATTATTACAATATAATAATCATTTTGTAAGAGACTTTAAATATGGAAATTCTAATCATAATAAAATAGTTTAATTATGCAGAAGAAATATTTTAATTTTCAACCTAAAGGTATGAATACTAATATGTCTTTTAAATTTCAATCTAATGAATATGCAACTTATATGAAAAACATTAGATTGACAGAAGATGATAATGGTATTCTATCTTTACAATTTGAAAAAGGAAATAAGGTATTAAATACAGGTATATCAGGTTGTGTAATAGGTACTTGTGTATTAAGTAAATATTTAGTATTATTTACTCAAAAAACTGAAGCTCATAGAAGACCTGATGGAAGTATTGTTTCTTATAACATTGATAGTATTTATAGATTAGAGATAGTTGATAATGAATTAATTACTACACAACTATTTGAAGGTAAGCTTAATTTTGATACAAAATATCCTATAGAAACATTAGGAGTATATGAAAATGAAAATATACAGAAAGTGTATTTTATAGATGGTAAAAATCAAGCTAGAGTAATAAATATATTAAAAGATTATACTGCTAAATATGAGGGTATTATAGAGTACAAAGCTACAGCTTTTGATTTTGTACCAGAGTTACAACTTAATGAATCTATTTCTATAAAAAAAATTATAGGTACTGGAGAATTTCCTCAAGGTACCATTCAATATGTATTTTCTTATTATAATAAAAATGGCAGACAATCAAATTTATTCTATCAATCTCCACTACAATATTTATCTTATGCATCAGGTGTATCTCCTGAAGATAAAGTAAATTGTAGTTTTAAATTAAAAATATATAACCCTGATAAGCAATTTGATTATCTTAGAATTTACTCTATTATAAGAACTTCTCAAGATGCTACTCCTACTGTAAAGAGGGTAATAGATTTATCTATTTCAAATACTAGTAAAAATAAAACTAGTTTAGCTAAAGGTATTACTCTTAATACAGGTAGTAATTTAGATGATTTTGGTAAAACTATGAAGGTCAATAATATTGCAAAGTTTGAGCAAATTGATAATTATAATAATGGTCTTTATGTTCAAGGAGCTGCTTGCTATGGTAAATATCTTTTTCAGGCTTATATTGGTGGTAAACTTATTGATATTATTGATTTAGAAACTAACCAAAAACAAGCTTTACTTACTATTAATATAAATGTTAACACACAAGCATATCATGGTAATGTATTATCTTTTGGTAAAGATATTGCTCCTGATAGTAATTTTCCTTACTTGTATTACTCTTGTGAAAATAACAGTAAGCCTCAAATATTAGTAATAAAGATAACTAGTTCTAATGCAGATAGTAATCAATGGACTGGGGAATTAGTACAGACAATATATTTACCAGAATGTAATGGTGGAAATTCTCAGAATGGAAGTACAGATATATCCACAACTTTTAAACATTATTATCAGAATGGTTGTATAGATGCAGAGAATAATTGTATTTGGGTATCTGGATATACTATGGAAAGTTTTAATAATAATATAGGTGCTTATGATAATAATAAACTTATTTATAAGAAGTATGAATTACCTTCTGTTTCTGAAAAGGAAGTTTATCTTTCTTATAATAATGTTCTAGATTCTTTTAGCTTACCTTTTAAAAAAGGTACTCAGGGTATGGTTATCAGAAATAATAAATTATATCAATGTTTTGGATATGACAATAAAGATGTATATGATGAATTTTTAGATTGCATTGACCTAAGTACTAAACAGATATTCCATAGCTATCAATTTCCTAAAACACAATTAGCAGGTTTAGGTGAAGAGTTAGAAAGTCCTTATATCTATAAGAATAATCTGTATTTATCAGCAACTGTTAATAGTTGGAGATATTATACCTTATGGAATATATCATTTAATGGTGGAGGTGGTACAACTGTAAAACCTTCTGAACCACCTATTCCAGAAGAAGAAGCAGATATATCATTTATAGATAATGGTTCTATAGGAGATATTATAGACCCTACAGAGTTACTATATTTAGGAGGTAATACTATATGCCCTAATACTTTTGAACAAAAAGATGGTACTTTATTCTTAGGTAATTATGAAGTAAAGAATAATGATTTAACTAAGGAACAAGTAACTAATTTAGCAGCTTTATTACATGATAAAATATCTTTTAAAGATACTTCAACATCTATAAATACTAATATAGATTATTATAACTATGAAGGATTATTATTATCTAATGATGTAGCAGGGTTTAAATATTTAGAATATTATGGTATAGCTATTCAATTTCAGAATATAAATGGCAGATTTAGTTCTCCTATATATTTAGGTTCTATTAGAAACTATATACCTTCAAAAATAATACAGAATGGTACAAGTATAAAATCTAAAAGAGCTATAATAACATGTAATTTTGCTACTGAAGAAATATCAAAAATAATAGATTTAAATATATGGAAGAAGGCTAGACTATTAATGGTTAAATCAGATAATTCATTAAGAACTATTCAATGTCAAGGTATAGTATCTCCTACAGTATTTAATTATTCAGATAGATATAATAATGCTGCATTTGCAATGGCTGATTGGAAAATGTCACCTATAGGTCATAATTGTAAACCTTTAACTTCAAATGCTTATACAGATTGTGAGATACAAAATATAAGTTTTAGTAGAAGTCCTTTTTCAAATTCCTATAAAGGAAATGTAAGAGATTTAACATTAAAATATTGGTATATACCAACAGCTTCTTATCAACCTGAATGTTATTTTGCTGCAATGTATGATGGAGGTAAATTAGCTAAATCTTTTGCTAAAGAATCTCCACAATCTTATAGTAGAACATTAGAAATGATACATGAAGCCTATCCAGATATAACCATTGAAACATTAAAAAGAGAAATACCTGCTGAAGAATGGAGAAAATATAATCAAGATAATTTAGGTTCACATATATTTAATAATATAGGTAATCCATTGTATAAGGATTATTTGGATAATTTTTCAGAATGTTTTGCTAGGGATGAATCAATAGTTACATTTAATTCACCTGATATTGAAGAACAAGTGAATAATATAAATGTAAATAACACAAAATTTAGAATAATAGGAATACTTGAATCAAAACCATTATTTGCAAATTTTTTAGTACAAGGAGAAAATCTTAATGACCCATCATTGGGAGAAATAAAAATTAAGCCATTTGATAAATTATACTCGTCACTATTATGGAGAGATATGGATTCTAGTTGGGATAATACAACAAATTATGATGAAAGTAAAGATTGGTTATTTGCAACTTATCTATGGCATAGAGAAACTAGTTTTTCGGATAATGGTATAGAAAGAAAGAATAGTGATGGTAGCTCTAGAAAAGTATGGTCAAAGCCATTGAAAAAAATTATTTCAAATACTAGAATTTGTAACACATTATATTTAAAAGATTCAATTAAATATTTATCAGGAATTGAAGAAGATAAAAAATTTAATTATTATAATATAGACTTAAATGAATGTAAAGTTATAACTACTAATAAAGATTCTTTATATACTATAAATAGTAATCAAGATAGTTTTTATGGTAAGGAAAAATTAACTTATTATAGTGATGTAAACAAGATATTTCCTACACATATAGAATATAATATAAGAGGAATACCATATACTGGAGGTAATTTACTTAGTTATATAGAAACTGATTCTTATTCTAATGTTAAGGTAGATAATAAGATAGTAACATCAAAGGACCCTATAAGAATAAAGTATAAAGAAACACCACATGCAATACTTAACTTTACTACAGATAATAATCAGGTAGTAACTTTACCTAAACCATTTGAAACTATTTCTATGACACCTCAAGCTAAGCATTTTGTATTTTGGAATGCAGTTGATAGAGGAAGTACTATTTTAAATCAAAGAAGTTATTATAAAGATTCTTATTTATTTAAAGATTGGATGGATAAAAATTCTAATACTTTTGCTACCACACAAAATCCTTATACAGGAGATAATATTAAAAGTTTTTTAAATACTAAATACTCTAGTATAAATGTTAATAAGCATGATTATTATTATTTAGCTGAGTTGTATACTACAAACAGTTCTCCATATGAAACTTATGCAGGTAATAAGGATATTATATCTCAATATTCTTTTATTCCTATAGGAGAACCTATAGACCTTGAAGAAAGTGTAACATTAACAGGTAAATATGGTGATACTTACTATCAAAGATGGGATTGTTTAAAGACATTTCCTTATAGTACAGATGATAAGAATCAATATATAGATATTACATCTTTCTTTGTAGAATCTAGAATAAATCTTGATGGTAGATATGATAAGCAAAGAGGTTTGAAATATAATTTAGGAGTACTTGATACTAACTTTAATCTTATAAATAAATCCTATACTCAAAGAAATAATTTCTTTAGTTATAGACAAATAGAAGATGAAGAAGTCAATAATTTTCCTAATCAGATAACTATATCTAAAACTAAAGTATTAGGAGAAGATATAGATTCATGGACTAATATTACATTAGCAAGTGTATTTGATTTAGATGGAGATAAAGGTAAACTTAATGCAATAAGAAAGATTAATAATGACCTTTATTGTTTTCAAGATAGTGGTGTATCAAGATTACTTTATAACTCTAGAGTTCAAGTTAATACATCTGATGGAGTACCTATTGAAATAACTAATAATTCTAAGTTACAGGATAAGCAGTATTTATCTGATTCTATAGGATGTCAAAATAAGTGGGCTATTAAATCTACTCCTTCAGGTATTTATTTCGTAGATACTTATAATGGAGAACTTTATAGAATAAATGATAAAGGTATTACTCCTATATCTCAAAATAAGTTTAAAAATTACTTTACTAAATTAAGTCCTAATGTTTGGTCTCCTTCATTATGGAATTATAATAATGCTAAGGATTTTGTAGATTCTATTAAGCTTGAGTATGATAGTACTACAAGTGATTTATACATAATAAATAAAGATACTGCTTTAGCTTATAATGAATTATTAGGAGAGTTTACTTCTTTTTATGATTATGGTTCTGTTTTATATTGGATAAACTTAAAAGATAAAAGTTTACAAATATATAATGATGGAATGTATGAAGCTTATAAAGGAGATTATGGTACTTTTAAAGGTAAAAGAAATAGTTCTGCTGTTATAGAATTTATAGCTAATGGTGACTTTGACTCTGATAAAATATTTGAAACAATAGAATTTACTACAAATGATATTGCTAAGATTAATAATTGGAAAGCAGATTATTATCCATTTGATACTTTAGAAGTAAGTAATGAATATCAGAGAGGTAAGAATGAAGCTTCTTCTACTAATGTAAAAAAGAAGTTTAGAACTTGGAGATGGCAGATACCTAGAAATAGTAAAAAGAATGAAGATGGTATTATAACTAATAGAGATAGGATTAGAAATATGTGGGCTAAAATAAGACTCAGTAAAAATTACAGTTCTCCTTTATCTATTTATGATATTAATGTGGCTTACTATAGTTAAATTATAGCAGGATATTAAGTATTTACTTAGTATTCTGCTATTTTTTATTAATTTTATTTGTAGTATTAAATAATTTGTGTATCTTTGCAAAATAAAATAATTAACTATGAGAAAGAAAGATAAGTTATATACAATAAAACAACCTATTAATTTATATCCTGATGGAGGTAACTTATTAAGTGATTTAACTAATGGCAATGGTCTTAGTTTAAAGAATACCTTTAGTGGTCAAAACTTAACAGATATAGCTAAAGGTGGTATAGGAGCTTTAGGCTCTGTTGTAGGACAAATAGGAGGTAATCTTATTGGTGGTGGATTATCCTCTGGAGCAGGCAATGCTATTGGTAGTATTGGTAGTACAGTGGGTAGTGCAATATCTTCTGTTAACCCTTTACTTGGTGGTATAGTATCTGTAGGCTCTGGATTAATAGGAGGTTTAACAAATAGAATGTTTGGCTCTAAGTTAAACCAAGAGAATATTAATGCAGTAAAAGGTAATATATCTTCTACAGCTAATGCTTCTTTTGGTGGTAGTTCAGATGATTTAATGAGTCAATTATCTGATGCTTCTATGGTAGGTAATATTAATAAAGGAGATATTGGTAAAGATGGTTGGTTTAGTAATAAAGCTGGAAAATTAACTAATCAATTAAGAGCACAGGCAGAGAAAGCTAATACAAGATTATATAATAATTTTAATCAAGCTGCTGATATTACTAATGAAAATCAATTTCTTCAAGGTATGTATAATATAGGAGCCTTTGGTGGTCCTTTATTTAAAGATGGTGGAATTATGATTAAAAAAGAAAATAGAGGTAAATTTACTGAAAGTGCTAATAGAGCTAATATGGGTGTACAAGAGTATGCTAGACATATATTAGCTAATAAGGAAGATTATTCTCCAACATTAATTAAGAGAGCTAACTTTGCTAGAAACTTTGGTGGTAGAAAAGCTTTTGGTGGAGATTTAAATACTTATGGTGGTACTTATAATGGTGGATTAGAATATATAGATAATGGAGGTACACATGAACAGAATCCTTTCAATGGTGTACCTATGGGTACTGATAGAAATGGTACTCCTAATTTAGTAGAAGAAGGAGAAACAATATGGAATGATTATGTATTCAGTAATAGACTTAAAGTACCTGAAACATTAACAAAGAAATATAAATTAAACAAGGATATAACCTTTGCAGAAGCTAGTAAGAAATTAGGTAAAGAAATAGAAGAAACACCTAATGACCCTATTAGTAAAAGAACATTTAATTCCTTTATGCAGGATTTACAACAATCACAGGAAGAAGTTAAAGCTAAGAAGGAATTAGCTAAAGCTAAGAGACAATTTAATAAGTTAAGTCCACAAGAACAATTAGGAATACTTAATGGTACTCCTGTACAAGGAGATAACACTATGTTATCTAATCCTAATGAAATGATTCCTAATGAACCTCAACAATTTGATGATGGTGGTTGGATGTTTGATAGTATGTGGGAAGGAGCACCTGAATATCAGAATAGTTATTTAAAAGGTAATATTCCTTATTATCAAGGTAAAGTAAGTAGCAAAGGTTATAGTGTTAAAGATATAGAAAGTACTGATAACTATAAGAACTTTACTAAGTATGCTTTAATATTACCTGATAGTCATAATTATTGGCAGACATTAAGTAATAAAACAGGTAAAGATGTTACTTACTTAAAGAATAATTATGATAGACTTAGAAATGATGGTAAATTAGGTTGGGTACATAGAACTCCTAAGTTTAATAATATTAGTACTCAAGCTGATACTCCATTTACTATATACCAACCTTTAGATGCACTTGGCAATCAGAAACCATTTAATATGTTATCACCTTATGGTTTAGGATATAGTGAAAGTAATATAGTACCTTTTAGTGATAGAGTAGATGCTAATGGTAATACTGTTATTGATTTAAAGAATAGAGAGTTTATACCAACAGATACTAAAAAGAAAACTAATAGGAATAAAGAAGATGATGGTTTATTACCTACTTGGATGAGATATGCACCTATTGTAGGTTCTGCTATAGGAGCAGCAAGTTCTCTGTTAAGTAAACCTGATGAAAGTAGTGCTGATGCAATATTAACTGCTGCAAGAGAAGCTGGTCAATATACACCAATATCATTTAATCCTATTGGAGATTATATACAATATAATCCATTTGATAGAGACTACTATATTAATAAGTTAAATGCTGAAAGTGGTGCAACTAGAAGAGCAATAATTAACCAGTCTAGTGGTAATAGAGGCAATGCTATGGCAGGTATATTAGCAGCTGATTATAATGCTCAGAATCAATTAGGAGCATTAGCTAGACAAGCAGAAGAATATAACTTAGCACAAAGACAGAAAGTAGCAGAGTTTAATAGAGGTACTAATATGTTTAATACTGAAGGTATGTTTAAAGCTGATACTGCTAATCAAGCTGCTAAGATGCAAGCTAGAAGTACTTTATTACAAGGTACTATGCAGGCAGAAAGACTTAGACAAGCTGCTAGACAACAACTTGCAGCAGAGAGAAGTGCTAATCTTACTAACCTATTTAATAATATTGGTAATATTGGTAGAGAGAATATGAACTTTAATATATTAAATACTAGTGCTGCATTCCCTTGGGCTATGACAAATAAGGGAGAATCTAAGTATAAATCAAGAAAGAGAGGTAATAATGGCTAATTATAGTTTAACAGTTAATTCTACATTTAATCCATACTCCTTACAGGAGCTACTTCCTATATATCAAGCTAATGCTCAAGCACAATATCAAGCAGAAGAAGCTTTCTCACAATTACAGATGAAAGCAGACCAATGGGAAAGGTTAGCTAATAATGCACAAGATGCTGATGTTTATAGTAAGTATAAATCATATTCAAATCAATTAAAGGAAGCTGCTAATGATGTACTTAATAATGGTATTAATGCTGCTAGTAGAAGAAACTTAATGAATATGAGAGCACAATATGCTAGTAACATAATACCTATTGAAGAAGCTTATAATAAGAGACAACAACAAGCTCAAGTATTATGGCAAGCTAGATTGCAGGACCCTACATTAATTGCTCAAGACCCTAGTGAATTAGGTCTTAGTTATTATATGAAGAATCCTACTTATACTCCACAAAGTTATAGTGGTAAGTTATTAACTGCACAATCAGCACAAGCTGCACAGAATTTAGCTAAGACTTTAAGTAGCTATGGCAAGGGAGAACCTATTGATAGTTATACTAATACATTTATACAGAAACATGGTTTAACTAGAAATGATATACAAAAGTATCTTAATGGAGAAACTACTGCTACTAATAAAGTATTAGGTGCTATTTATCAACAGGTTTATGACTCCAGTCAAATAGGTAACTGGGCTAATGAAAATCAAAGAAGACAGGCAGCTAACTTTATTAAACAAGGTATGTGGTCTGCTATAGGTCAAGATACTGTTCAAGCTATGGAGAACTTTGAAGCTAGAGAGAATTATAAGTTCAAGCAACAACTGGATTTATTACAAGCTCAACAGCAACAAACAAATGATAATTTACCTATAAATCCTACACCTATTTATACACCAGAAGAACAGAAAGAAGCTGATGAAATGAAAGAGAAATATAAGCAGTATTTCTATACTAAGAATGGTAGAACTTATTTAAGTCAGAAAGGTAGAGAGCAATATTTTAAGGAACAAGAATTACTTACAAAAATAGATAGAGGAGAGAAAATTACTGATAAGGAATTAAATGAATGGAAAAATTCTGAAATAGGTAAGAAAATTATAAATTCTAAAATACCTCAAAGTAGATTCTCTAAAAAAGTAGATTTCTCTAAAGATTCTCTAGTTGTTTTTCTTAAGGAATTAAAAAATGAATTAAACAAAAATAGAGGCTTTAAAACATTCTTAGATTCATTAGGAGCACAAAAATACTTAGGTAAAGGACATAATTGGCAACCTGGAAATGTAGGTAACTTATGGAGTAAATACATAAGTACTGGAGTTAAAGGTGATGCTAAGAGATTTATGGAGTACAATTACGCTCTTAATGAAGACCAACAAAAGGCTTATAAAAATGCTATTATAACTGCTAACTTAGGTAATGATAAAGTATATGAATCTACATTTAATAGAAAGACTCAAAAATTTGAGAGAGGTAAATCAATAGATTTATCAGATTTTGCTACTGATGAAAATAAATATACTATTACTGATATTAGAATGAGTACCTTTGGTAATACAGCTATTGTTCAAGATAAAAAGAATGGTAAAGTTTATAGAATAGCATTACCTAGTGGTATTAATTATGTGAATGAAAGACAAAGGGATGCTGCTTTACAAGCTGCTAAACAAGCATCAGAAATAGTTTATACTAAAAAATTACCTAATGGAAAGGCTGCTACTCAAACAGAGATAGCACAAGCTGAACAAGATTATAAAAATGCAATTAATTATGCTTATTTATATCAGTCACAGTTAGGTATTCAAAATACAACAAAAACACAGGAATATAGTCCTCAAGGTTACTAATTAAATATTAATTAATATGGTAAAATTTAAACAGCAAAAGCCAGCAGATATAACAAAGACTGGATTACAGAATTGGAGACAATTACAACAACAGAATGCTATAAATCAAGCTGGTGTAAGTGATGATTATAATAATTGGAGAAATCAAGCTTTTGCCTTTAGAGGTAACAGTTTATATAATGCTAGAGAGGCTGCACCACAAGTAGTGCAGTCTCCTCTCTATAATACTAATACTAAACTAGGGGAATCAATGTTTGATGAAGATGTTTATTCTCCTGAACAGTTTCAAAATGCATCAGATGTAAGAGCTGAAAATCAACCTTGGTATGCCCAATTAGGGGCTGGTATTGCTAAAGGTGCAGTACTCGTAGGTACTACTTTTCTTGATGGTACTATGGGTTTATTATATGGTGGTGCTAAAGCTATAGAAGATGGAGATGTAAGTAAATTATGGAATAATGATTTCTCAAAAGCTATGCAATCTATAAATGATTGGTCTGAGAGAGAAATACCTAATTATTATACTTCACAGGAACAGGATGCTAGTATATGGGATAAATTATTTACAGCTAACTTCTGGGGAGATAGTTTTATTAAGAACTTAGGATTTACTGTAGGTGCATTCTATAGTGGTGGTTTAGAAGCAGGAGCTATCAGAGGCTTAGGTAGATTAGCTATGGCTGGAGCAAAGAATTTAGGTGCTACTATAAGTACTATAAAGAATATTGCTCAGACTACACAAGCTACTGCTTCAATTTTAGGTTCCTTTACCAGTGCTGTTAATGAAGGTAGAATAGAAGCCTTAAATAATAGTAGAGAATATTATAAAGCAGTGTCATCTGACTTACTTAATCAGCATAATGAAAGATTAAAATCCATACAAGATAATTATTATGGTACTGAAATGTATAATAATCTTGTAGCACAGGAAAATGATAATTATAATAAAGCTATGACTAAATTATCTGAGGATAGAGTTCATATGGGTAATGTGGATTTAGCTTTAAATATTCCTATACTTACTATATCAAACTTAATACAGTTTGGTAAAATGTATGGTAGAGGATTTAAAACGGCAAGAAGAGCACAACAGATAGAAGAAAATATTGGGGGTAGAGGAATAACAGGTACTTTAGGTAAATATGCACCTAAGACTACTAAGAGTGAAATATATACTGCTGCATTAAAAAATCCTATATCAGAAGGTATGGAAGAAGTTAATCAGCAGTTAGCAAGTAATATATCTGCTGATTATTATAAGACTGATGTAGATAATTATTATAAAGCACTTACTGACCCTAATAATAGACAGGAAGCTAATTCTTGGTTAAAAGCTTCTATGCAAGCTTTTACTGAAACTATGGGAGACCAATCTACTTGGGAACAATTCTTAGTAGGGGCTATGACAGGTGCTATGGGTATGCCTAGATTTAGGTCATTTACTAAAGAAGGTAAATTTCAAAGTCCTATTACTATTGAAGGTGGTATTGTAGGAGAATATAGAGATGTTACTCAGAGAATTGCTAGAGAACAAGCTATAGCAGATAAACTTAATGAAAGAGTAAATTCACCTGAATTTAAAGCTTATTATGATGGTTATGTAAGACATCAAGGTTTTCAGAAAGCAATGAATAATGCTACACAGAATAATGATGAATTTGAATTTAAGAATGCAGAGAATTCACAATTAATATCAGATATAACTATGTTTGATAGTGTAGGTAAACTTGATGATTTAGTTGAAATGATTAATCAAGGTCTAGGTGATACTTCCAATGAAAACATAGAATCTATTATTAAAAATACAGGTAGACAAGTATCTAAGGATGAACAGGTAAATCAACTTACAGAACAGTTAAATGCTAATCAACAGGCACAAGCAAACACTAATGATGCTAGTGAACTTGTTAGATTAAAGCAGGAAGAAGTAGATATTCAGCATAAGATAAATACTGCAAAAGATTATTATATAAGTCCTTATACTGATGAGAATGGTAATAAGTTATCTGATGAAGAAATAACCAATCAGATGAATAAAGCTAAGACTGAATTCTTAGATAAGATTGATGAATATAAACAGACTAAGAATGATTTAATTGAAGCTTCAAATAATACATTAAGTGATGAACAGTTAAATGAACTTATTTATTTAAAGAGTAGTCTTAATGACTGGAAAGAAAGAGGTTCTTCTATCAGAGATAACAATAAGGATACTATATCAAAGATTATTAAGCAGCTTACTGATGTAAGAACTGTACTTAATGATAATAATACTAAACTTACATCTGAGAAAGATGCTAAGGAATATAATAGTAATAAGAGAAAGCTTGATGATATAGAAAATACTATAAAAGTATTAGAGTTATTCAATAATAGTGAAAATCCAGATTTACTTATATCAGATAAAAGTCTTAATGTAAAATCCCTTAAAAATATAGCAAAGAATTCTTTAGGTATTGATGCTGATGAATATAATAGATTTGATAAGGACTTAAATGACTTAATTAAAATAGGTAAAGCAAGAAAGTCATATAAGGAAAAACTTATTGAATATATGCTTAATCCTAGTAAAATAGATGAAGCCCATGCTAATGTAGATAATCAGAATCAAAGAAAACAGAAAGACTTAGATGTAAGAAGAATACTTGATAAAGTTAACAATGCTACTACTTATAAAGATATTGATGATATATTTAAAGAAGAGAATATTGAAGATGCAAGTATATTAACTAATAATAATACTGAATTAGGTAGTACTTATGCTAAGTCTAAAAGCTTTATGAATAGTGTTAATAATGCTATTGATAAACTTGATATTGATGATGAAGACAAAGCACAATTAAAGACTTATGCACAAGAGAAATATAATAATAGTACTTCTTATGAAGAGTTAACTAATCCTGATTATCAGATAACAGATAATGAAGATTTATTAACTAATGATTATTATACTCAGCAACTGAATAATGCTATGGTTTCTGCTATTAAAGATATGTCTGATAAACAGTCTATTCCAGATGATAAGGAAGTAGAACATTCAAAGTTTACTATTGATACTAATGGTGAGAAGACTGGTGCTGATGATAATTCTACTGCTCCTGTACAGGAGAAACAGGATATATTATCACCATTAAGAACTGCAATAGAAAATATTAATAGACCTAATGCAAAGAATTTCTGGGATAAAGCTAATAAGATTATAGATAATTATAATAGTAATAAAGCTACATATGAAGAAGTTAGAAAAGCTATTGAAGACTTATATAACTTATATGCTAAGGAAGTAGATGCTAAGACTAGAGATTCTCTTTATGAAGAAGTAAATAAAGTACTTAATAGTATTCAACCTGATAGACCAGTATTAACTGAGAGACAAGAAGATACTAATAACTTAACTGAGTTAAAAACTGATGTAGAAAATGTAGAGAAGTCAGCAGAAAAGTATTATTATAAACCTGCTATTTCTGAATATGCAGCTAATACATTTACTAATTTTGATATAGCTAATCCTAAGTATAAAGATATTTATCAATACTTAGTTAGTAAAGGTGCTTTTGATTATGTTAATAAGGGTAACTTAAAAGTAGGGGATGAACTTACATTAAAGCATGAGAAAATAGGTAATTATGATGAAGTAGTAATGTATCATAATGACCAAGTAGTAGGTATATTACCATCTACAGCTACAGCTATAAAAGGTAATTATGTAGGTCTTAAAAATGTTAGAGAAAGAGTAATAAAAGGAGAAGAAATAAAACTTAATGTTTCTAAGATTATGTTAGGTCAGTTTAAATATACTGAAGACCAGACAAGACCAATTAAAGACCTTATGAATGGTACTCCTATACAGTTAGGTATAGTTAGTAACAGAGAGTTAATAACTAATAATGATTTAACTACTGAGAAACCATATAATAGAAGTCAAGCTGATGGTAAAATATATTTATTATTAAAGAATAGTAGAGGTACATATTCTCCTAAACCAGTTAGAGTAAAACACTTTAATGAAGAAGAATTTGATTTAAGTAAATTAAAGGATACTAATAATTCTAGAGCAAGAGAAATACATAGAATTATTGATGAGTTAAGTAAGACTACTAATCCTGATAAATGTACTGAGTTATTCATAGATTTATGTCAGCAATTATACTTACCTAATAGCTTCCATATGAATATATTCAGCTATAAAGGTACTATATTCCTGTCTCTTAAAGGTGGTCCTCAAGGTACAAAGAATATTAACTTAGAGAATAATACTGGTAGCTTTACATTAAATGTAGATGGTTCTATTGGAGGTAGTGCTGCCACTCAAACAGACCCTACTCATGTTTATAATGAAATACTTAAGTATTTATATTCATTAAATACTCCTTTTAATATTGATAAGAATGAGATTAATAAGGGAGACTATAATGAGAAATTAGTTAATGATGATATTCTTTATACTCACTTAGTAGACACTCAAATGACTAATAGTTGGTTTACTACTAATTATTATGATGAAGAGGGCAATCAAAAAGATGCTATTAATCCTAAAGGTACATTCTCTCCTACAGGAAACAAAGAAGGTACTAAGGTAATATTAGGAAGAAATACTTATTTTGTCAGAGATGGTAAAATCTATGATAGTAGTGAAAGTGTTGTAGTACCTAAGAGGTCTAATTTAATATTTGATTTAGCAGCTGCTTATGAACTTAATGGTAGTGCAGTAAATGGTCCTTATATTTATAATGGTATTACAAAAGTTAATGGTCATTATATTGATGTTACTCATAAATCTTATGCTAATGAAAAGCAAAAACAGATGTATGAAGATAATATGAATGGAAGACCTACTACTATAGATAAAATGAATCATACTTTAAATAGATTAAAGGAAGACCAAGCTAAAGTTAAGAGATTAGATAATGGTAGACCTGATAATACTATTGAAGGTAGAGAAGGACATGTTTATAGAATACTTGAAGAAGATGGTCAATATCATGAGTATGAAGGAGTACATAATGTAATAGGTGAATCTTGGAAAAGAGATGAGAATCAAACTCCTAATACTTTAGCTTTACAATATGGTCAGGAATTTGATGATTTAATGAGACAGGCTTTTGAAGGAGATATTGATGCTATACAGAAACCAGATAATATGTCTAATGAAATATTTGAAAGATTCAAATCAAGAGCTAAATCATTAAAGGAATACTTTGATAATAATGGTGAAATCCCTATTGCTAATGGTATAGTTGTATTTAATAAAATTGGTGATAAGAGAATTGCTGGAGAGTTAGACTTATTAACTTATAATAAGTACACAGGAGAATTTCGCTTTTATGATTTTAAGACTTCTAAATATAGATTCTATACTGATGAAGGTAAACTTGATACTCATTATACTACTGTATGGCATAATAGACAAATAAGAAGTACTCAAGAACAATATACTAGACAGTTAAGTGCATATAATGACCTATTTACTAGTAGATATGGTACACCTGTAGTTAACATGGCTTTAATACCTTTAATTATTAATTATAATGATAAAGGTATTACTGCATTTAATGCAGAACCTACAGTTAATGTTAAATATCAACCTAGTGAATTTATGCAAGGTACTACTGTAAGTACTCCTAAAGTAGATAATAATACTATTCCTGCAAGTAATATTAAGACATTAGAGTTATCTGATACTAAGAAAGTTAAAGTAGATATTAGTACTTTACCTACAGTAACTACTATTAATGGTAGTGAGATTAAAGCTTATGTAGAAGAAGTTAAATCTACTAATAATTCTACTAAACAAATTACTACTTTCTATTCTCCTTATATGGTATTTCCTAATGGTGAAGTTACTTATATGAATGGTAGAAGAGAACTTCTTACCAGTGAAGAATTAGAAGAGAATAAGAAAACTTGGGCTAGTACTATTCAAGCTAATAAAGTTGCATTTATTCAAGCAGGTTTAGTCAATACTAAACCTCAAGAAGAAACTAAACCACAAGTTAAAACTAATTATGATACTAGTAATGTATTTATAGGTGGTGAATTTGGTATGGGTACTATTAATATTACTAATAATTGGAGAGGTGTTAGTGAAGACCCAAGAGTTTGGAGTAAAGATAAAACAGTTCCTGTATTTAGTGAAGTTAAAATGAAAGATGGTAGTGTAGTAACTATTATATCTTATAGAAATGAAGATAAGTTTGGTAATAATAGAGGTACTAATGGTATTATTATTAATGTAAAAGGTACTCTTACAGATTCAAATAAAAAGTATATAAAAGATACTTTAATGAGTACTGATTTTGGTAATACTAAAGAAGAATTGACTAAACAAATATTAGAAATATTAAATAATTCTAATACTAAAACTATAACTCCAATTTCTACTCCTATTAATATTGTAGATAATCCTCAGTCTGATACTACTCCTACAGGACCACAGAGTGCTGAGGAAGATTTATTAAAGGCAATGAGTTTACTTAATACTTATAATAAGGAAGCTCCTGATGGTACATTAGGTGAAGAAGGAATAAAGCCTAAAACAGATAATGAGAAACAAACTGGTAGAAATGCTGATAATAACATTGTAGTGGATGACCCTAGAGCTTTATTAAGATATACAGAATTAGATGATAATACAATAGATTATCTTGATAGTATAAATATTAATGAAGCTACTTGGAATAATATGTTACCAGTACAAAGAGAATCAATACTTAGTTGTTTATAAAATAAAAAAAGGGAGAAGGTGTAAACCTCCTCCCTTATTTTTTTTTATTTATACCATCTTGCTGGTTCATCTGGATTTAATGAATTAACAATCTGTTTTCTAAATGGTAATAAATCTAAACCAATCTTTTCTGCTTCTGTATAACCTTTATAGATACCACTATTAACAGTAGTTGTATATACAGATGGGTCAACTAAATTTAATACCTTTCTTAATTTGTTTATATAAGACATTGATGCAAATGGAGAACTAAAGAATTTTAATCCTTCATCAATCATTGAAGGACTAGGTAATAATACACCCATATCAGTTCTTAATCTAAGTAAAGCATAACTAGACATTCTTGCCATCCAAGGTTTATGTTTACCATCATCACCTCCTGCCATACCTAAAGCTGCAATAATAGCATACAATGACCAATATAATCCTAGTTCAGTAAGACCTTTTTTAATATTACCTTTTTCAGTATCAGATAAATGTTTCCACTGTTTAATAATATCAAATTCTGACTGTTTAATATCTTTCATAGATTGATATATAAATCTGCCCATAGTCATAAAGTAGCCTTCAGTATAATCTTGTAAATCAAAATTATATTTACCTCTACCAAATCTATTAAGATATAAAGGTCTCATCCAATTTCTATAGAACATTACAAGTCTTCCTGCTGCTCTTTGTTGTAAGGCATTCTTATCTTCATCATTATAGATACCATAATTCATGTTCTGAACTGCTCTATTCTGATTACTGAATTTAATAATATCTTCTCTAGTAAATTCACTACCATCCATTTTAGTAATACCTTGTTTTACTTGTAATTTAGCACCTAATTTAGGTTTATCCTTATTAATAGGAACTACTTCTAAAGCATCCCATAAATCAACAGGATTACCATTTTTGTCTTTTAATTTATATCTTAATGCTAAAGCAATAGCTGCTCTATGTTGAACAAAATGGTCTCCTGCACTAGTAGTAAACCAAAGGGCATTACTATTAAATAATCTTGAAGCCCAAGTTTTTCTATTCCATTGTACATCTCTTACACTTGACTTATAATTCTGAGGAACATTAAATAATTCACTAAATAAAGCCAGTTTATTAGTTTGAATTCTATTACCAAATTCTCCTAAGAATGTAGGTAATTCCTTAGCATATATAGCCTCAGCTTTAACTAATTCTGAATGATTAAAGAATCTACCACTAGTAGCTTCAATTCTATCAATAGTTAAGTTCTGTAATAAGTTAGCAGTACCAGTAAGAACACTTAAAGCTGTAGTACCTAATGATGTCATTCTATTTAAGAAATCAGCACCTTTAGCTACATCTATTTTACCTAAAGAACCTTCATCTTTATGTGTAATACCATAAACTTGCATTTCCATAAATGTATTTAATTTCTGCATGAAATATGTAGAATCTCCTTTCTTAGTAAGTACATTATGTATCTGTCTTCCTAATACATTAAAATGCTCAGTTTTAGTCTTATTACCTTCTGTCTGATTAACTTTTCTTTCTGCTAATACAAGTCTTCCTACTTCAAGAGTATCAATAACTTCATTCATTCTATTAAAGTCATTTACCATAGCCATATAAGCTATCATAGAAGAAGTAGTATCAAGAGATAAATCATTCATATCCTGTAAATCCTTAGTATAATATACTGGTAATCTCATTACCTGATTACCTTCAAAGTCCATTACTACAGATTTATCAAGATACTCAACATCATCTTCTCTTCTTACAAGAGAATCTTTCATATTCTCCCAGAAGTATTTACCTTGACTAGATAATGAAGAACCAGTAAATCTCTGTAAGAAATCTCTTCTTATCTGAGGAGCTTTACCTACAGATACACTAGATGAATTAGGTAATACACCATCAAGTTTAGACTTTAATTCCATTATATAACTATGGTATTCTTTCTGTGCTTCTGTAAGTTTATTCCAAGCAGGATTAGCATATTTCTCTATAAGAGGTCTTCTATTACCAAATTTATCTTTATAGGTATTTTCTTTATACCATTCATTGATTTCATTATCTCTTGCAATCTTTTCAAATCCTTCAGGGTTATCACCATATTTCTCTTTTAACTTTTTAAAGAATTCATTCTTAGCATTCTTATATTTACTCCACCATATCTTTTGTATAAAGTAACCTGTAAGATTACCATTTTCATCTCTTTCATACATAAAGGAAGTATTAGTTACTCCTCTACCTTCAAGTTCCTTAGCTTTAGCTTGAATTTCTTTAGCCATTTCAATAGTATCAAGTCTAGCTTCTCCTTTTTGTTTCTTTACAACTTGGTCATAAATCTGTAACATAGGGTCAGAAGAATCTGCCATTGAATCTAACCATCTATCAGCTAAAGTAATATCTCTATCCATAGAAGTTACTAATTCTTCTGCTGTATAAGTTTTCTTATATCTATCTCTACCAATAGTTATAGCTAAGCCATCACCAACAAAAGGTCTAATAAACTCAGTAAACTTATCTTTAGCTATCTCATAGAAATCTGATGATAAATCCTTTATTATAATATCATTCTGATTTAGAATATCTCTAATATTCTCTTTAATACTATCATCTCCTTCTCTAGAAGCTTCATTCATTTGTTTTCTAATATCATTCATAATGACACCATATGAATTAAGATAGTTTCTTACATTTCTAAGAGCTTTAAATTCTTCTTCTTTTGACAGTTCACCACTACCTATTTTAGCCATTTTCTTTTCAAGATTACCAAGAACACTAAGACTATTATCCATATATTCAAGAATACCTTGAATTTCCTGATGATTTTGTAAATCTGCCTGTAATTTATTTATAAATACTTGTTGAGCAGCACCAAAATCTTTTTTATCACCATATACTTTTAATCTCTTTAGCTCTTGTTCAAGAATTCTTTCAAGTATTTTAGTTGATTTACTAACATTACTTGTAAGATTATATAACTTAGTATTATGCTCTTTAGTACTAATATTCATAGTATATCTGTTATTTACTATATCATTAGCTAAATTATATACTTGAACTTTAACTTCATTAATTATTTTATCAATATCATCAGTATTCTTATCTTTGAATTTATCTTTTACTTGATTAAGATACCTATCAAATAATCTCTTATTAGGATTAAATACTTCCTTATCATTAAGTACATCAGCCATAATCTTACCTAATGCTTCTACAGCCATTAAATCAAGATTATTATTATACTTATTCATATAATCTTGATATGTATCACCAAAGATTCTTTCAAGTATATTTTCATCACTAAGTACATTAGTCATTCTGGCTTTTAATGGAGTATCTACTGCTTCTATTGCAAAATGAGCAAACTCTTCTGGTAACACATCTTGACCTCTTTGACCTTTAGCTATTCTAATTAAAGTCTTTAAACCGTTAGCAGTAGTTATTGCACAATCAAAATCTGTTATACCATTAATTCCTTGCTGTTCTTCAAGTTCACTTAAAGCACCGACTCCTATACCCCAGTCTGATAATAATCCTTCTAGTCTTCTATTTAATTTACTATTAAATTCGATTTTATGAACTATATCTTCTTTATTTTCTCTTATAGGTTTTATAGAAAGTTTTACTTTATCATCTATAGTATCTACTGTTGCAAAGAACTTACTTCTATAAGGACTATTTTTATTAAATGATACAGCTTGTTCCTCTAGATTCATTACATTAGTATAATTTCTAGCTATAGGACTATTACGCTGATTTAAATTTTTTAGCTGGCTAAGTTCATCTTTAAGACCATCTAAGCCAACTTTATACATTAGGTCTTCCATTAAAGGATTACTTTCATTATCATATCTAACATTTGGAAATGTTTTACTAAACTCTGGAGATTTAATTCTCTGCCAGTAATATAATGCCTGTTTAGTATTTCCAAAATAACTCTTTAATTGTGTAAATAAAGAGGGGATATTCCCCTCTTTATTTGTTGGTATAAATGTACATTTACTCATATTAAAATGTTGCTATTACATTATTACAGAATTTATTTCCTTGTTCATCCTCTGTTATAGGAGGAAGACTTTCTAGTTTATCAATAGGTTGTAATTCAGTATAACCATTTTCAGCAGCTTTCTGTTTAATTGCAGCAAGTAAACTTGCTTGTGCAGATTGCTGTTGTTCCATAACAAAATTAGCCATATCCTGATTATCTGTAATATCAGTATTATCAACATAATCATTAAGATTAGCTTTATATGCTTGTGGTTTAGGTACTACTGATTCCATATCTTCACTAGCATTACTATCATATTCTACATATTGATTCTTTACTCCTAAAGGTTGTACTCTTTGATAAGAAGCTATTAAATCTGTAGCTTCATTTACTCTTTCAAAGTATAAGTCAGCTCCCTTATAATTAACATGAACATAAGGTAAATATTCAGGAGCACTTTTATCATCAAATGGTTTAGCAATCTTTTTATCATCCATAGATGAATTAAAGTCAACCTTAACATCAAAACTTTCTGTTTCAAGATTAACTTCACTTACATAAGATGCTCCAGTAATATCTGGTACTAATGTTCTATCATCTAAGTGATTTCTAAAATACTGACCTATAAAAGTAGTTACATCTGCTTTCTCAAAATACATATCTTCAAGAGTTTCTACATAATTACCAGAATTCTCTTTTACTGCTACAGGAGCTAAATGACTAAATCCGTTAGGACTGAAACCTAAACCTTTATAATTACAGTAAAGGAACAACTTAATAGCCATATCTTTACATTCATCATTAATGTTCATAAAGGTTTCCCAACTTCTAATATAGTCTTGTTTCTGTATATCAGTAATTCTACCTACATTACTAAAGGTAAGAGATGGTGCTGGATTATATTTAGTAAACTTATTATATTTTATTCTGTTTATAATAGGTAACTGAGACAACTCTGGATGAGCCTTTTTGAAAGCATCAAACTCAGCAGGGAATTTAGTAATATAATATGCTCTTTCAGATATAGGATTACTATCTTCATCTTTATAGTTATATTCACTAGTTTCTGCTAACATATAACTAATAAAATCATTATATATACTATTTCTCTGCTTTTCATTTAAATTACCATATCTAGTCATATCTTTTATAGTACTTATAATACTAGTATAAGTATTATTATAGTATGGAAAATACTTACTGAATAACTTCTCAGTAGCTTCTACACCATAAGTAAAGAATGCCTGTAATATAGGTAATGGACTATTAATAACACCTTCTTCTGATAAATTAAATGAAAGTAATCCTGATGTTCCTGTAAGAGAGTAATTAGCATCTTTTGTAGGAGCCATTATTAATTTTTCAACTTTCTCAATATTAATTATGTCTGAAGAGATATAAGGTCCTGCTCCACCATTTTGAGTATCAGCTCTAGTAGCATTAGTAAATTCATTCAAATCCCCTGCTAATTTATTAAGTCTAGCAAACATAAAGCCTACTTTTAACTGATTAGCATAGAATTCATGACCTTCACTAGTATTAGCTGTATCTGCATCTTTTCTTGCTATAATATTACTTGCTAAGTCTTCATCTTTAAAATTATAATCTTCTATTTTAGAATAGTAACTATTAACATTTGTACCATTATTATAATTCTTATATTTATTAATAGTATTAATAATGGCTTCTGCTAATGATACTCTATTGTTTTGTACTTCTTTTACTATATCTCTTATAATAGGTTGATTAATTATAAGTGACATAGTATTAATTCCTACACCCATTCTTAATAATGCAAATGCACTAGAAGCAGTAATTTCATTGAAATTCATATCACCTGCAATAGGGTCTTTTGCATTATCTACAAAGGCTGCCAAGAAACTAGCAATATTTCTGGTAATAAACTCATTATCTGCATTCTTAATATCATGTAAAGAATTATATTTATGACCATTAAATGTCAACTGATATTCATCTTTAATACCAAGTTTAGTCTGCTGCATTAATGCATGAGAAGCATTATTAGTAGCAGCCATAGGAATAAGAGATGCACCAGACATATTTCTTTGATGAAGAGTAACCCAAGTAGTAGGTACTAATGGATTAAGTTTTTCTTTATATGTATCTGCTAAATCATCAAGTTCATCAAGACTAAGTTTCTCAAGTCCTTTTAAACCTCCTAATTTAGCAAGAGTTTCATTATCAATATTATATAAGATAGTGTTAATTCTAGCAGCTTTCTTTGGTTTATCAAAACCACCAGGCTCTAGAATACTCTTAGCAGTATCTTTATGAGATAATACACTCCACATAAGGTCAATCATCAAAGAATCTCTTTGTTTCTTACTATTAGCCTTTGCATTATTATAAATACTTAACTTGTCATTTCCTTCTATTTTATTAAAGTCATATTCATATGTACTAAAAGAACTATTTATTAAGTACTTGGATTTGTTTTTATTAAACCATTCAGAGAATCTTGTTTGAGCAGTTTCAGATAAATTATATCTCTTGACATTATTATCTTTCAACCATCCTTTAAATTCTTCTGCTAAGTCATTTAAATCCTCAGAATCTAAAGGTTCTCCTTCAGTTTGTTCAGCAATATATTGCTGTAAAGCCTCACCATAATTCTTATCAATCTCTTCAAGAATATCCTTACTTGATTCTAACTGATAAAAATCATCCCAAGCTTTCTTAATGTTATAGTTATTCTTAGTAAATAAACTATGAAACATTACATAAACTTTATCAACATCATAATCAGAACCTGCTAAAGAAGTAATCTCTTTAGGTAATATAATTACACTACCTACTTGTCTAGGTAAGAATCCTTTTATTCTTATATGTTGCATAGAATACTTATCCTCAGTAGGAACTCTATAACCTATTACTTCTCTATACTTTTCTGGTACTATATAATTACCTTTACTATCCTTTTTATTAATATCAAGTTCATGAGTATTAGGGTCTAATAAAGCATTATATAATTCTTCTGTTGGACAAGGAAGATAAGCTTCAAAATATTTAATAGAACCATCTTCATTATAAACAATTTTAGGTTGTTTACTTTCATCAAGACCAAAAGGAGAGGCTTGAATTAAAGCACCACCATTAATCTTCTGCTTAGTAACTCTATTCTTCAATATACTGTTAAGTAATGCTTGTATTCTTAAAGTTTGTGAAGGGTCTATAAGAGGAATATTAAAGTTACCATTCTTATCAAGAGTTAAAGCCCTAATTAAGTCTGTTCCATATCTAGGATTACTTCTTACTTCTCTTATAAGTTCTTTTTCAACTTCATGAATATCATTAAACTTATCAGATACTTCCTTGAAAGCTTCTTGAATATTAGCAGTATTAATAGCATTAAAATAATTCATCCATTCTTCCTGTGTAAATTCCCTATCTTTATATTTTAATCTAAAGTTAGGGTCTCTATTAGGATTCATATCAGAACTAATCAATCTTCTAATTTGAGTACCTACAAGTTGAACTTTATCAATACCATGTTCAGGAGTAGATGTCTGAATACCATAATCATTATAATCAAACTCATGTACTACATTTGGATTTTCTTTACCATTAAGCCTGGTTGCATTTTCCAGGACAGCCATAGTAGAAGCATAATTTGTAGCATCATTAAGATTAATTGTACCTTGTAAGCCATCTTTTACAGCACTTTCAAACATAGCAGAATCTATGTTATTCTTTACCATAAAATCATTGAGAGCCTGCAATTTACTTGAATGAAGTATTTGTCCAAACATTGCTCCTGTAAGGAGAAGAAATTCAGAATTCTTATGTTGAGTAGGAACTTTCATAATTCCACCCATGCCATCAGGTTGGTTCTTCTGAGTATAAAGATATGGTTTTCTTGTATTCCAAAGTACTAAGAAGTCACTTGCAGTCCACTTATTATTCATAATATTATTGTAGGCTGTTTCTTCTGCATCAGACCACATACCTGCCATAATTTGAGTAGACCTAAATGAAGGTAATGTATTATAAGCTTGTGCATCTGCTACATTAACTCTATCAAATATAGACATAATAGCAGCTTTATCATAAGCAGTAAATGCATCATCTTTATCTTTAACTCTGGCTTCAAGTATCTCATTAATACTATCCATACTATTAGCAGGAAGAATATTATCTTTGAGATAAATAACTCTTCTTGCAGTCCTTCTACTTCCATCATTATTTACTAATACTGGTTTACCTTTCCAAGTAGCAAGAGTATTAAGTCTTTCTGCTGGTGCATGGTCTTGCTTATTTCTCTTTTGGAAGTCCTCAAGATTCTTATAATAAGCTAAATCAGTAGTTGTAAGTTCAATAAATTGAGAAGTAAAATAAGTACTATTCCAGAACCATTCTCTCATTCTATCATTCATTCCTTCCTCAGAATAAACATTCACATGTTTAAATCTAGCATTTTTCTCTGTACCAATTCTATCATAAAGACCAATATCTTTGTAATGTTGAATAGCTTCATTAAATCTGTTATCCATTATAGATTTAA